AAAGAATAACAATTCTGTTTTTAACCTATATCCCTGGTATGCTAAGAAAGCCCAGAATCGTCTATCATCTTCGTCCTCAGCATCAGACCAATGAGAGTAAGCAAAACCACTTAATATTATTAACGAAGTAATGGCTACTAATTCTGATATGGTTCGTTTTATGTTAGCTTGTTCATGTGGACTTAAAGCAACCCATTCTTCACTAAGAAGTGCGAGTTTCATACCTAGTATTTCCTTGTATAGTTTCTTAAAGAACTTATATGTAGTAATATAATTACCTTCTGTTGTTTGGTGTAACCTTTCACTATAAGCCTTCCTGCCATATCTACGACGTACACCTGGTACAACAAACTTACGAAACATATATGCTAATTTACCAAGGAAATAACGTTGTGCTGCTACCTTAGCCTCTAGACTGTAAGCCCCATGTACACGATCAGCAATACCACGAAATCTCCTACCCCAACCCCTCTGGTCTTCTTCTGTCCATTTAGATTTCTTAAGATTAACTTCATCTTTTATAGCAAGTTTACCATTTTTTACATAATAAAAGTCTATCATAGACCCTATGTCTTTACCATTATTATCTATTGCACGTATTTCATTTTCTATCATTGCATATAAGAACCTAGACCTAAGTATATGTTCACCACCCATTTGTACAGTAGCAAAAGCTTGTTGTTTAGCCAGTGCCTTCATCTTGTTTTTATTAGCAAATTCAGTTTCACCAACTAAGTCTTCGTTCATGGCATTAAATTGCTGTATAATTAATGAACCTAGGCTCTCTGGCATACGCCTACCAACATCACCAAGCATACCTGGCAACCATTTAGCATAAAGACGGGATGCCTTTGTGTATGATTTTATAGTTACATACTCCCCCACTATTGCTTCTATACCTTGCATTAACTCACCTATTGATAAGTTAGCAAATCCTTGAACAACATTAAGGGCAAGTAAATTCACAGAGGTGTACTTATTTACACCGTCTACGAATTTCTGTATATCAAGAGTTAAATCATCAGTTATTTTTAACTGATTTTTTTCTGCAGTATTACCATATACATACATTTGAAACCAGTCATTTAATTGATTTACAAGACTACTATTCTTAGTAACTGCTGATTCATTTTCAAATCCTGGAATTATTGATCTAAGTGAACGTAAAACCGCCCTACCCATTGAATCCTTCTTTTCTGTAACTCTGGTTTCTACAAAGTGTTTAGCCATCTCTATAGTAGGTAGTATATCCCTTTTATTTGCATAGTCATTAGCTGAATCCCAATATTTAAAATATATTGTTGGTAAATCATATGACTGTTTATCTTCTGTAAGTTTGTTTATATAATGAACTGGTAAAAAATATTTAGGATTACCAACTTCATCTGTATATTCTTGTGGATTATATTCTACATCACCTTTCTTACGTATAAAATCTAATTGAATTTCATTTTTAAAAGAAGATGCTATAGAAGTACCTTCCCTAAGATTTTCATTCACGTTTTTATAAACACCAGGTAATCTATAACCAAGTCTATGTGAATAAGGTATACCAGAATCAGCTTCCTCTGCAGTTTTAACTAACAAATTATACATTTGTGCCATTGGATCAGTTGATTCAGCAATTGCATCATATTGTTCTTTTATTGATATAGTAGTACTTATACCTATTCTTTTCATAAAAACATCCCACTTTGGGTTATGCCAGGTTTTATCTATGGTACTGTATAACTTTCTATTTTTTGCTTTCCAATTTATTGCTATATCAGAAGCATCGGTACTTATTTCAGCAGGAGCATACTCATTTCCATAATCATCTATTTTTGGTTTCGCTAATGAAGATATTGGAAAATGTTTATTAGGATGTGTTTCATTCTCCATTATTGCATTTACGTCTTTTACAGAAATAAGTCCCACCTTATATTGCTCTACCAAATAAATATGCATAGCTTCTAAATAAGCATCTTCATGTTCTTTTAATGGGAAGTGTAATTGAATCCATGCACCCACCTTTTTACCAGAATCATCCTTCTTACCTAAATCTCTAATTTCTCTTTCAGAATGCTCTAAACTACTTAAGAAAGGACGTATTAGATAAGAACCTCTATCACTTATCTCAAGTATTTCATCATAATGTTTTCTCTCTGATGTCATACCAGTTTTACCTCTTTCTTTTTCTAGTCTAGTACAAATTCTATAAAACTCTATCTTCTTGTCTAATGCCTCTAACCTATTAGCTTCATCTGCTTTATTGAATGCAGACACTATAGCTGCTGCAATTGGATCTGTGGTATCAACCAACGCATCCACCCATCGTACAGCCTCATTTACATCATTTGCTGCAACACTTAATTCCTTAAGTAACAATTCATAAGTAGCTTTATCTATATCATCACTTTCCTTTGATAAGTGGTAGTCAACAAATTCATTTACATCTTTACCATACCTTTTAAACTCCTCTTGTGTCATTACACCACTTACCTCTTTACCACCTATCTTCTCACCCTCTTTAAATGGAGTACCATGTTTAACTCTATGTGCCATTTTACGCCAAAGTGATTCAAGTTCTTCCTTCCTTTGTACACGTATCATATCAAAGTAAGGAACGAGTCGTTTGGCAACAGCTTCCTTACCTTTTAAAACATGAGCATTTTTGATTATATTTTTATTTTTAATAACATCATCAAGTACTAACTTTATAGTGGGGTTGTTAAGTAGATCTGGATTTGTATCAAGCATGCTCTGTAAAGAATCAAGAGAATCATATGCTAGTATATAGTCTTTCCATTCTTGTAATAGAGCTGGTGTAAATATTAAATTACCTTCTGACATCTCTTTATATCTTTCAGATAATGCATTTGTAACTTTAGCTGCATACTTTATAATTTCAATTATAGCTAAACTAGAACTATCAATTTGAGACACTATATTAAAGTGTTCTTCAAAGCTACGACGTTTTGTAAAACTATATCTACGTCTCATTATGTCCACTTTGCTCTCTAACTTACGCATAGTACTCCTATAAACCTCTTCTAAAGTAGTGAGTTTATTAATTTCTATCTGCTCTAATTTATATCCCGGGGTAGAAAGAACATCAGCATCGAGACTTGCTACTTGAGCAACACTGTCCCAACTATATCCCCTACCAGTACCATATATAGTTCTCAGTGCAAGTGGGGTAATAACAAAACTATCCATACCACTTGAAAAAATCTGTGTATCTAATGATAAGGTTATTATATTTTTAGTCTCTTCATTAATAGTTGGAACTAATTGTATAATATTCATTGTATTAACCCTAACTTTACCACCTAAAACTTCTTCAAGTAAAAGTTTATATGCTGATAATTGTAATCTATAACTAGACTGGTTACTCTTACCTTTTTTTGTACTAGTATACCATTCAAACCCTCCTTTTTTTGTTTTAAAATCATATAGATCTACCCGACCGAGACTATCTATTACCACTAAATCTATTGTACCAGCAATACCCTTAGATATATCCCCCACTGTTACTTCTGACATTAATATCGGTTTGATACCATTAACAGTCCTAGTCTTTTCTATGTCATTTATTATCTTTTGTACCCTATCTTTAACAGCATCAGAAATACTATATCCAGTTTCACCAACAATATCTTTCACTACACCAGTAACAATTTCTTCTGCTGTCATGTGAGTAGCTTTACCTAATTTACCACCTTCTTTAAGTATAGCAAGTTCTTCTGCATTTAACTTAGGTATATCCTCTTCTGCTACACCATACCCATGTTCTGCATTTATTTGTGTGACAGACTTAAATGTTATAGTAGGATCAGCCTTTAAAGAATACTTATGATTTACTTCATCAAATGCAAATAATTCACCAAATGCTTTAAGAGCGGTTTTAATTGTTCCAGGTTTTCCCGCGTCTACATGGGATTGGATATCATCAAGTAAACTATTTTTTACTTTAGCTTTTTTAGTAGCATTCGTTGTACGATTTACATTACGTATCTCTGTTTTATTTTCAAAGAACTTTCTTAGAGTTTTGTCCACAAAATCATTTAGATTACCTTCATGTTTTTTCCTAATTTGATAACCAGTCTTTAATCTAAACCAATCTATAATAGCATCTATAACTCTCTTGTACAATGGTCTACTAAACTTATAATCACTCATTTCCTTTAACTGAGAACGTAACCTAGCATCAGTAAAGAAGTTAGCTATAAATTCATGAACATCTTCAGCAGCATTTTCATTTGTTTTATTCTTTTGTTTAACATATGCAGACCATATCTCAGTCATAGTTTTCTTTAACTGTCTATCTATGTTATCTTTTGGATTTTCTATAGCATCAAATACTAAAGCGTGACCCATCTCATGAACAAACGAGGATATAAAACCCTCTAATGTTGGAACGTCTAGAACAACATTAATATATATACCTATTGAATGATCGTTAGATCTATACGCCATATATGTACCACTGTCAGGATGACTATGTTCCACTCTGATTTTTAAATTTTCAAATTTATTACGATTACCTAATATCAATTCTATAGAACCTGCTAACTCAGGAAACTTCTTTATTAAATCACCGTATGTATTGGATAAATATGCAAGGAACTGAGGGACTGTTAATTCCTTAGCATTTTCGATAGCGGCTTTTATAGGTTTAGTATCTGCGTACTTGATTTTAAAGTCTTGACCCCCAAGTGTGGTATAACCACCCTCCCTAAACGCACTAACTTTTTTACTAGCCGGCCTACCTATATCAACCCTAACTTGAACACCCGTCCTAGGTCTAATATTAGGCTCTAAATAATGAACAGTTGTTGGATAAGCTTGAATACCCTCCTTTTCAAGTTCTTTAATTATCTTAAGGGCTTTGTATGAAGAGAACCCTTGTAGTTTTTTGACTTTCCATTTCTTCCCAGGTGGTATAGCCCCCCACCTTTTGTTATCAACTAAACCAAATCGTTTCTCAATAGCCCAAACATAATTATTATTTAAATCTGTTATTTCATTTTCATCATATTTACGTATATCTGCACGTATAGAAGGGTCGGGATGTATTTTGGTTTGGTCCTCAGCATAAGTGTAGTCAAGGAAGGTGTCAGTAAATGGTTCCCCATTCTCATACACATCATGTGTTTCTGGTTTATAGTCATTTTTAATCCAGTTACCAAAGAAGTCTAGAAAACCTTCATTGAATACAGTGGACTTCATCCTTAAAGAAGCAGCTCTATCACCGTCATTTAATTCCATCAACTCCTCAAATAGTATACTAGCGTTACCTTTATGATCTTTGTCTAAAGGATTACCATTGTTATAATGCCATAGTTTGTGTACATATGTGGAGTCCTTAAAGACGTCTATCATCTCTAGGTATTCATCACTTGTTTTTATTGGACAGTATATTGCAGCCATTATTTATATATTAACATTTTTCTTCTATTTCCTTACCTTTCTCAAAATCTATTTCCGTTTGTACAAATTGACCTTTGACTGATGTACCTATTACATTAACCTCTTTAAGTTTAATCCTACTCTCATTACCAGTATGATAAATAGTAAACTTAGCCCCAATTTTTTGTAAATAATCTATGAATTGACTATCTACACCTGGCATATCCCCTACTACAAATTCAGCACCATTTTCCCTTGCTCTATTAATATATAACTTAGTTTGTTCAGTTAATGATTTATTTTTTAATTCTCCATTTCTTGCTAACATAACTATTTTAACATCATTTGACATTGAAGTAACAGCATCTTGTTTTACAGGATAATAATTCCATTTTTCATCCATAAAATGCTGCATAGTAGTAGAAGTAGATGTTTGTCTTTTACCACCACTCATTTCTCCAATAGCACTGTCAGCAACTTTTCTCATAGCTTTATCCTTACCATCCCCTTCTGGAATACCCTTACCCATATTTTCAAACCCACCCACATAACCTTGAAATCCTTTTGCCGCAAGTCGCTTAACAGAACGAACAACCCTATTATCTTCATTGAACTGCAAGTCTAAAGCTCCATCAGCATAATCAACATCTATTTCTTCAGCAACTGACCTAACCATCTTAGTAGTTACTTGTTGTTTTTCAAATGGTATTTCCTTGAATTTATCAACATTATCTTTAACTACCTTGATACGTTCTGCAAGAGATTTTTGTATTATAAGATTGTTATATTTTATAAACGAGGTCTCAGATTCAATACCCATTTCAGTTGTTACAATACCATTTGATAAAGCACCTTTCTTATTAATAGGAACATATAGTGCTAGGTCTTCTGGTTTCTTAGTTTCTGGGTTAGTAATTTTAGATATACCAACCATTTTAAAGAGTGCCACATTCCCACCAATAATTTCACTTTCTTCTGTTCTAGCCTGTTGTTTAAACGCCTTTTCCATGTCACTCACGTCCGCTACTTCTTCCCCAGTACGTGGGACATTGTATTGTGATATACTCCCATCACCAGTTAAGGTAACATAACTAGGATATACTACATCACCATCTTCATTAGTACCTAAGGCATATTGAGAACCTCTACCAAAATTCAATGCAATATAATTTATAAAACCATTTTCATCCCTATTTGGTTGATAAGTCATTAAACCATCTACCTTAGGTACATATCGCCAATTATACCAATTGTTTTCAAAGAAATCCTTTTTTATACTTGTATAAAACTCTACTATTGAAGCTGGGTCATTGAGTTCCTCTAACATCTGCCTTATGAATTTATTAAAACTAGCGGGCTCATACTTTTTAGTTTTAGTATTCATCATATTTATTTCCTTGTTAGCAGAGGTTGGTATATACCTCAGGTAATCATAATACCTGTGTTTAAAACCAGTTGAATAGAATGCGTATAAGTATAATTGTCTACCAAGTAACTGAACTGTAGGATCTTCATGTTCTATAATAGCTTTGAAATCTGCTATATAATCATCATTTTCCCAAACATCTGATGCAGACATGAATGGAGTAGTAATATAATTTTCAACAGCAGTTAGTGGTTTAGAATCCACTTGTAACATTTCAATAACCTTATTATCTTTTAACTCTTCATAGTATTTAAACCTAGGTGATTTGACTTTACTTATAGTAGCAAATACAGACTCATCATTATTTAAATATAAAGTACTTAATCTAGCTCTAGTCATCCCTATACCAAACCTCGGATCACTAAAGAATTTAGAAGTAACAGCACTGAATAAATCCCCAGTCATACTATTTATAATAGACATTCTAAAATTTTCACTATTTGGTATAGAATTAGCCAAACCCCAAAACATCCTACCAAACCCAGTGGAACCAATAATACTCTTATTATTAAATATTCTCTCTAAATAGAAAATACTATTATCTAGTAAAGTTGATAACATAGTACCATTCTCTACATATTCACCCTTGCTGTTTATAAACCTATCTAAGTTTATAAAATCTCTCCTGTTTTCAGGTAAATCTAATTGTTCTATTTTAATCAAGTTATTTATGAAATGTCTAAACTCTACTGGATTGCTACCAAAATCTTTAGTATCAACCCTGGTATTTAATACAAGACTATTTACCTTTTCGCCATCTCTAAATATCCTCATAAAATATTCAAGGAAATTTAGTTGCCGTATCTTATGTTCTTGACTTGTGTTTTTATTTGGATTTAACCCATCCATTAGTAAAGATTCATCTGACATCAATTCGTCAAATGGGATGTATAGATCTTCTTCTCCCAAATTAATATCCAAGTCCTCATCAGTTTCAACTGGCCTATTTAAAGAAGCAAGTATTTGACGTTTAGCACGTTTGTATGCCTTATCAATAGCGGTCCCAGGTTGATACTCTGTTTCTTCTGAAATAACATGTCTACCACCACCAACATTGTAAAACTCCCTTGCTAGTTTAACTATAATAGGTTGTGCAAGAAAATCAAATGTACTTACACCAAAACCTAATCTTAAAAGTAGAGATGTCACAGAATACGTTGCGCTGTTAACATTAAGTTCGGACATATAATCGTCTTTAATAGCATCCACATGTCCATCGAGCATGGCAGACAACCAGTCTGTTACATACTTTAAATCCCCACCTTCTATCAAGTCGAGTGGAATAACACCCTTTTCATTTATATCTTTACCATAATTAAAATTAGTACGAAGTTTAATGTTAGCCTGTTGTGTAAGGGAGTGGTTAGCATTCTGTAATGCATATACCCCAATACCTTTTACTGAAGTCATAAATTTAAATTTAGTAGCAGACTGGTATGCTGGCGTCTCTGATTCAAGTGCTTCAAGAGGTATGGTTTTACCACCACTCCTGGCAGTTATATACTTTCTTCTCCTTGCTTTCATTTCACCAGTAAGAGTACCTAAAGGTAGGGTTGTGTTCCTAGCATGTTTAATATCAGATATAACTGTTTGGAATATCTCAAATATTCTATTCTCATTTGCCCCACTGGTATTTTGTGCCTCAATTGATAATTTACTAAAGTCTTCTACTGTACCAATTTTATTAGCACCAATTAATAATTTTAAAATAACAGGTCTTTGTTTAGCCCATTTTTCATCATTGAATGATTCAATAAAGTTATTGTCATTCAATTCATCTAACTCTCTTTGTTCAGTAGATACTATGTCTTCAAGGTATTGCTTACTAATATCATCAGTTGCAGCCTCTAGAGCCTTTTTATTTGCTTCTAAACTCTCTATTATATTTCTCCTTATTATTTCATCCTGATCAGATAAAATCTTAGTCTCGTTATAAGCCCCTTCTTCAGAGTCCTTTAGTATCTCAGATGTTTTTGCATCAAATATAGTACGGTCCCTTCTATATGTTTTATATAATTCACGTAATTTATTTTCATATCTTTCTTTAACAATCTCTACAGCATCACCTTCTAAAAACTTAACTTCTTCTAGTTTGCCATTCCTCATTATATAGTTCTTCATCATAGTGAATAACTTATCTATGTCAAAGTCAGAACCAGTGAGAGTGGTGAATTCAAGAGGTAAATGTATTACTTCACCAGCTTGATCTGGTAAATAATCAACTACCGTTAAATTAACAACTGAATTTTGTCCCTGGGTAGGAATACGATACCCCATTATTTGCATCTCTAACGGAAGGGTTTTTATTCTTTCTTCATGAGTTAATTTTTCATAATTTGGGATAAGTCTTTTAAAAGCACGGATAGGTACTCTACATTCCATATTTATAATCCCAGTACCTTCGGAATTTACTTCATAAAATTTCAATTCTGATTTGAAATCCTTTTCAAGACCTGCCAAACCAGTACTGGAATATCCATAGTCAGATACTTGTATTAATTGAGAACCCGGTAACTTTAAATCTATCGTATTACTTGTAACAAGACGCATTAATCTTGAATACATCCAGGTCCTATCTGGAAATGCATCTAGTTCAAGATACATTTTACCATCAGAATCAAGTCTTAAAGCAGACCTGAAATCATCAGACTTACGTGCTTTTGTAGCATCTTTACGTAACATTGAAATCAAACTATGGTTATTGACTATACCATTATGTATACCAAGAGCTGATTCAACATGATCTCTACCAATATTACTCACGGCCATCCTTGATTTTGTAAGAGCGTTAAGTAAGTCTCTACCAGAAGCAAAATTACCGTATGGTTTATCTGTTATTATATTTGAAGATCCTATTTTAAATACTTGACTACCCACCATTTGTTTACTTGCTACCTCATGGGCATCCGTGGTCTGTTGTTGACGTAGGTTTCTCCAATATCTAAGTTCTACATTTATATCTCTTAAATTTGCTAACTCGCCCCTGATCTCTTTGTTTTTGTATAAATTATGAGATGTAGTCATACCAACCTTTATGGCAGTATCGTAATTAAGAACGTGTATTTTATTTAATTTCTTATTTTCTATTTGAGTTTCAGGATCAGAAACATCATCTGAATATTGTCCTGTCTTTTCCATCCTGTGTAAAACCTCCTCAAGATGTGTACCTTTCACAAGTCTTGGGAATAGGACTGACATGGCCATTTTATCATATACAGTTCTATCAATACCATTTTCATTATGCTGACCAAAATAAACAGTTTTTTGTGGGTTGAGAACAACATATAACGCCTTTATCTCTTCTGCTGGTGAAAGTACCTTAGTGGACATTAATAATTCAAAAGCATGTTGCACTTTCTTAGGGAATGCCCCAGACCGTTTTAACATACTCTTATACATACTGGGTGATATAACAGCACTACCATCTGTTGCATCTACACGTTTAAATCCACTCACATTATTTAAAGACAGATCCTCAGCTTTTTTAAAATTATCAGGATTATCCTTATCTTTTTCATCATAATACTCCTTCCACAACTTAGTATGTAAATCAAGTAATGATTTATAATATAATGATTCAAATTCTTGAGTTCTTACAGTAGCTGCATTATATGATACCTCTGTATCACCTTTTATATTTTCAGCATATGGTGTACCAGTGGAACCTAGACCATAATACCTTTTATATAAAGCTTCTACTATTTCACCTGAGTTAGTATCTTTGGCAAACAAAGCTGGGTCTCCCATAAATATTCTTTCAGATTCTATTATAGACATCGTATAATTAATAAGATATTCACCCAAAGTAGCTCTAACACCATAGTCTATATCCTCACCCCTGTCTGATTCATATGTTGCTGTGGAAGATGGGTTTATAAGACCTGGAACATATCCGTTTGTTTCAGTATCTAATGCTATAACACCAAGAGTATTAGCATATTTTAATTCATTATTTATTCTTTTATTAAGTACAACGGTTAGTTTTTTAGTAAAGATAACTTTATTTTTATCATCAAATTTATCTATAATATCAAACCCCCTAAACTTGATTAAGTTTACAGCATTCGCAGCATTAGTATTATCTTGACCAGTATAGTGATAGTTAAGAATTAATTGCTTTCTTAAATTGTCCTTCTCTTCACCAGTCGCCTTTTTAAAATCTTCTATGAGACTTACAGCCACGGCTACTCTTTCATTCTCATCTCTATAAGCATCCCAGAAATAGTCTACTACTTCTTTTGAAAACCCAAGAGATTTTGTTTTAGGATCATACTCAGTTATAACATTCTTAAATCTAGGAACGCCGTCCATAAAAAAGTATGTTTTACGTTGTGCCATTATTGGGAAAGGGAGGAGTCCTTCACTCATCATCAAATGAAAACGAACTAAATAATCTTCCCTCTCTGTCATATTAAGATACCCACGACCCTTGTCTTCCCTACCAACCTCTTTGAGATAACTATAAGTAACTAGTTTAAAATTCTTCCTCATTTCTGCTGCAGCTGCAACTTCTTGTTCGTTAGTTAAATCATTAGGAGTCATCATCCTTAATATTCTACTACGTTTAGTCCATAGATTATTAACCCTTTCTTCAACATACCCTTCTTTATTCTTTATCCAATTAACTACTTTAGTTGCATGACAATCATCTGCAAATGTATTGTATTTATGTTTACGAGTAGTATCACCATTACCAGGACCAACTTGCATATCTGCTTTTTTCTCAGGGTGTATTTCTATATAAGCACGTGCTATATCTTTTACAGCACCTATTTTAAATAGACTATCCTCAGCTCTATCTACCTTATCATTATTTGCTGCAGATTCTGATGCTTTTGATGATATTAAAGTAGCTAGTTCATTCTCTGTCCAGTTATACAAACGATCCATATCATTATTGATTGTTTCGCCTTTTATAGAATTTATCACACGTCTGATAGTACTCCCATCAACATATATACCAAAATCAGAAAGTAATTCTTCTATCCTAGGTAAGAATTTAACTAACTTACCTTCATAGTTTTTACTTTTGTTTTTCATTACATCAGACATATCCTGGGTTAATTCTATATATCTTTTTTCAATCGCTTCAAAAAACCCTTTGTTATATTTCTTTGAATAAACCTTTTGGCTTTTAGTATCTGCTATATAGTTACCTTCTTTATCTTTTAATAACCTACCTGTTTTATCTTTCTTAGCATCATACTCTTCTACAGTCATTACTATATTTGGGTCATTGAAGAAATTATTACTCCACTGTCTAATATTATCATTTATTGCAGATTGTTCAGCAGATCTGTTTAAATAAAAAATAAAACCCCTTGATGATCTTCTAAAAGTTAAATTTATAAAATCATGCTCAGCACATGAAAGTGTACCAAAAAATTGTTGCCTAACATTCTCAGACTCCCCTTCTAATTTATCGGCTAATTCAGCAAATGGGGCATAACTATCACGTTCTGCAATAAATTTAAGTTCAACTATCATTTCCTCTATTGAGTTTAAATGGTGCAAAGTATGGAATGCTTTAGACCAAACTGCTTTAAAGTTCACTGGTTCATGGAGCATTGTTATTGGGTTAACTTTAGAGACTCTCCTCAATGCCCCAGAGTCTTTGTCTTCAATTAATACACTATCCTCACTAAGTGTTGCAATCATCCATTTTATAGCAGGTAAAGCGGTATCTTTTTTATTAACCTCATAAGCAACCCCTATGTAGTGATCACCTAATCTAGCTATACTTTCATTATCTTCTGTGTCAATGTCCGTAAAAGCATCCTCACTTACCCCGACTTGTTTTATACCAATGGAAAGAAAATAACTATCTATTGCTGGTTTTATAACCTGTTGAAAAATATCATACCTACCTTGTTCATCTTTTGTACCAAGTATTTCATCGTACATTTCATACAAATGTCTAGCATTATCTCTGTCATCTTTAGTGTTTTTTGCATATTCAGCATTCGCCTTATAACCATCTCTTAATTCTTCAAGGTGTGGAATAAGTAACATAAGATCTATTTTCCCTACATCATTAAGATCCTCCACTTCACTTTTGATAAGCACAGTCTTTGCTAAAGCATTGGTTATTGTCCTAAAGTCTTTTCTGTTATTCAAAGTATTAAATTCAACACCTTTTATAACAGCCCTTGCATATAATTCATTACCAAGACTCTCCTTGTTTATCTCTAAAATAGAACTATTTCTATACTTACCATTACGTATTTGTTTAAACAACTGACTTACTTCAGCTTCAGACAACCTACGTTCACCATAGAATAAGGATTTTATACCCTGTACTATCCAGTCAAAGAATTTTTGGACTAGACCAGGTGCTTGTTGTTTATTATCAGATAGTATAAAAGACCTAAACTTCTCAGCAAGAATCTCTTCTACTTGTCTGTCAGTTGATTCTTTATCTAGTTTATAAGCAAGTCTAGCAGCACGATAAAAACGTTTACGTTCATCTGGAGTTAAGTAACCTAAACTAACCCGATGAAAAGCTTCATGATACACAGTACCTGTTTCAGCAGCTTCATAAAGTAATATAGCAGAATAAGAGTATAAAGCAAAGTTCTTCTTGCCCTTGTAAATAAGGTCTGTTATTCTATTCTTAAGTTTCCATTCTTCTTCAGCAATACCAACCACATCAAATGCCCACTTAATTTCCTTTTGGCGCACTTCTTTTGAATAACCCTCGTATGGAGTTGCTACTTCGGGTCTTGCAAACGGTGGTTCATCTGATTCATTATTATTTGCTAGTTTAGCAAGGTCTTCCATGGATGGTGGAGCTGCTTCCTTTTGCTCAGATACTTTCCTACCTGTCCATCCAACTGTATCACCTTTAACTAAATAAAAATATTGATCAGATTCTTTATGAAATACTTCTACTTCTTTAGTTTGTGGATGAATGGACTTTATAACAACTTCAACACTTTCTGTTGAATTTTCTGCTTGATATACTAAAATATCACCAACCCCCGTAAATCTTTTTAAGATTTTATCTAAATAATCCTGTGTTACTTTCTCATAGGTTTCTATTTTAGTAGCATTAACAGTAGTTTCAACGGGTGCACCAGTTGCTTCTGTAGATGTAGAACTATTCTTATCTATATTAGGTGTAGTAGCGGCTTTAAATTCTTCTTCTAATGTCCTATTTGTTTTACCAGCAAGTCTATCCTCTATATAATCAAATATTGCTTGGTTCTTTTTAGATCCCTTACCAAATTCTACACCAAAACTTGTCAGTGTGTAATTAACAAATTCTATTATTTCATCAATACTATCGTTATCTCTTACAAAATTTTCTATACCTTTAGAAACAGTACGTATAACATTTTCATCTTCAACTACTTCTGAAGTTTCTATACTTAATAATTCCCTATTTTTCTTCTCAAGGAACCTATTCTTATAAGGGGTGTCCTTTGTAACAACCGTTGGTTTCTTTTCTTCCTTCTCTTGTTTAGTATCAGAGAATTTAGCATCTTCCTTATTTTTAAGATCCTCATTTGTTACTACATCTTCTGCAACAGGTTGTATTTCAGGTCTAACTAATGGTTTAACTTTACTTGTTATATTTAAACGACCATTTTTTACAAGGTTTAGGTTAACAACAGGGTCCCTAAATAAACTACCTTGTTCATTACGAGACACGTCTGTAACAACCATGTTATTCTTTATAAGAAAACTGGCATATGTTTGTCCTTTTGCTCTATTGTAGTTCTTTGTAATAGTTTTACCGTTTACGTCTTTAGTTTTAAACGATATGGTAATCTTACGATCATCAAGAAAATCACCATTTAAGTTTAATGCACCCTTACCTAAAGTAGGATTAAACAATTGAGTTGCAAATCTTTTATTCTCAATCAACCAATTTATAAAATGCTCCCTGTTTCGTGAAAGATCTGATACTTCACCTGGGACGCCACGTTCATTTAAATCTATAGTATAAGGTACATTTTTTTCATTATTACCATAAGCTAATACAACTCGTTGTCCTTTCACATGTAAATATAAACGTTTATCAACCATAACCTTTGCCAAGATAGGATCAGTACCATAACGTTTCTGAAACCTTAGGTTTCTTGGTTCTGTTATCTTTTCACCATGTACTACAAACAAATCAAGGAGTTCACCAGCGGTTATACCAGTTATAGTAACCCCGTTTCTTTCCTTTACTGCATCACTAAATTTAACCCACTGTGCTTGTAATGGTACAGTACCAACACGTCTCTTCATGATCTTTGCTTGACCAACTAAAAAGAATGCATCGAGTATTAAACCAGCAAGTTCTGGTTCAAAAGTACCTTTATTTAATTTTATAATACCAGTTTCATCATTAAGTCCTTCATTCGCAAGATATGCGTATATACTACCCTTACCTTGCATTGATTTAGTAGTTTCAGTAATTGGACTATTCTTATCTAAGTATAAAGTGGTTAATTCTGGAGTAAGATCATTTGATTTTGTTATTGCTAGTTTAATATCCTCTGCTTTAAGACCCAATGCTATTTCTAGGTTTTGATTTCTCTCCGATGGGTTAATTGCTTTACTTGCTGAATTAGGACTACCCTTACTCCTATCAAGACCACTAGTGTGCACTTCACCACCCTGTAAAATAATTGAAAGAAGATCCCTACGCAACTCTCTATTCTTTTTATATTGTCTTTTTTTATAATCAACTATACTTTTCTTCCTTTCATCCTGAGTAGCCCCAGTATTTTTTATTTTTACTGGTACACTTGAATCTGGAACAAACTTGCTAGCATGTAAAGATAATCCTCCCTTATATGGTGTACTATTTATATTAAGTTCTATATCTACACTGATACCATCAACAAAAGAAGTATACGATTCGTCAGTAGCTTCATCTAAAAGGGTCACTATCTCAGCCTTTGTTAACTTATTGCCACTCTTAAATTTCTTTAATATACCACGTTGTTTATCAGTAACTACTATCTTTAATATGGTTCTTACATAATTATCACTTTCAGTTTTAGTTTCGTGGTATAACCCCGTTGATATTAAACTTTCTATTACCTTCTTTGTATATGGATCATTTAAGTTTATTCTATATGTAGCTGTGGAACCTTTGAAACTAGTATTCTTATTATTGATAGCCTTTACAAGACCTGGATTTCTATTATTATGTTGTTTAGCAACATAATCCCAAGTAGAATAAGAAAGTTTATTCATATTTGTAAGAGGTCCTTTAGTATCATCTATAACATCATCCTCTTCTTCTACTTCAACTTTCTTACCAAGTAATGCCTCATCCTTTTCACTAAGACTATCATAAACATCGTCTTCAGTATTAGATAAGGAATCTGCTACCTTTTCAAAAGTACCCTCTTGTTTAACAACAGTTTCACCTCTTTCATTCTCTATAACGAAAGATGTAATATCGTTTTCATTAGTTTCATCAGCTTCTTGAATGCCTACAATCTTACCATTGATTGGTTCTTTTGTATCCTCATCTTCATAAACAATTGAATCATCAAGTTGTATACTACTATCTTTATCTATTGTATCGGGTTTAAGTAGACCAGCTTCCCTTAACAATTCCTTTTCTCTAGTAACACTAAGAGGAGTTGATGTACGTAATTCATCCATCATCTCAGTAAGTTGTATTACTGAAGCATTGGCCCAATTTAATCTTTGCGATTGTTTATAATACTCATCAACCTGATCTTGTGGTAATACTATCTTTTTATCTGCTTTTGCTTCTTCTGCAGTACGTATACCTTTTACCTTAGTTTTCTTATTACCAATTTGTTCATCAATTAAATTATCAAGTCCAGCTAACTCAAATTCAATTTTTGCAAGCGTTGCTATTATTTCTTTCTTTTCTCTTGGTGAAGCAGTTTCAGCAGTTTCTTCTTGTCTTTTCTTGAGGGTGGCTACTGTACGTTGTAGTGATAATCTATCTTGTTTATATAGTTCGGCTTTTCCACCAGGAATAGATAGGTCTCCAATCCCCTCTATATTTTGCCCAGCACTTTCTACCGCCGTTTTTAATTTCTTAGCATTTTCAACAGTTGAATCAAGTAGGAACTTAGTATTAGCCATTACCTGAGCTTTCGGTTCTTTATCCTTCTCTGGTATTTCCTTATTTGTAGCATTCTCTTTTAAATACCTATCATAAAGATCACTAACTCTATCAATCCCCCTCTCTACTTGTTCGTAGAAAGCTGGGTCTTGCTTAAGTCTACCTTGCGTTTCAGGATCAACACCATATTGTTCAAATGAAGTACCTTCTGGGGCCTCCCTCATTTGTTTCATCATGTCCTTTAGTGCAGCAACTGTGTTTGTTTTCTTTGCTTTCATTGCAAGAGATACAACAAATGCAGGGGCAGCTCTCTCAGCAATTAAAGGATCATTATCAGCAAGTGCTGCATCATATTCAGAAAAGGCTTGTTTGAGCATAGGCCCAAATGAAGTAACTGTTTCAAGTTGTGCTTTGTTTACTGCTTGCTGGATATTATAATTTAGACCTTTCATGCTTACCTGCATAACACCTGCACCAATACCACCCCAAAAACCAGCAGTCCACATCTCCCCATCATCATAATTAGCCTTTAAAACATCCATCATAGAATGTTTAACATTATGATTAGGATCGGCAGCATTACGTGCCATCAAATTTGATTGCTCATTTACAAGGAACTGATAAATTTCTTCCCCTGTTTCCCCAATCATATCCTTAGCAACTGCACCAACTCTTTTAGCTCTTGTTGTTAAAGAACCATAACCAAGATACTTTTGTACAGAAGGGGCCAATTCTGCCATTGCGGCTTTTTCAGCAGCAACACCACCTTTTGCAAACGCACCTAATTTATTAAGTAATATATACTGTGGTATATCTTGTAATAATAATATCCACTGTTTCTTGTATGTGTTAGATGCACCTAATGCTGCTACATCTCTAGCATCAACATCAGATAAACCCCTTTGTTTAGCATTTGCATAAGCCTCTTTATATACTCCAGATGCCTCCATTAAATTCTCAGCATGCCTGGACCATAAAGCAGTAGTTATACCACGAAATGCTGCAGTTTTAGCAATAGCCCCTAAACCAATAGCAGAAGCTGCACCACCAGTAGCAGCAGCAAGTAACATAGCTGGAGCAACCATACCTATAGTAGAACCAACAGATATTGCATTCTCAGCCCACCATGATACTGAACCTGGATCAAACTTACCTTGTTTGTAAGGATCAACATATATAGGAAATCTTTCTCTACCCCTCTCTTGTAATAATTCAGCAAATCTAGATAAGCCATTACCAAATTCCTGTTGACTATTTTCTGCTAAATCGACACCTAATGTTAAATCAGAACTATACGCAATTGTCTGTAATGCTGTTGAACCAACCTCTATACCAAACCTAACTATAGAATTACCTATCATACTAGTTGCTGTCTGGCGTTCGTGTAATAATCCCTGACTATACATTGGGTCTAATTCCGGGTTATAACTACCTTTACCTAACAGTTTTTCATAAGGTGCAACACTTCCAGGAAATGAAATAGAGGATGCTTCACCAGCAGAAACGTCTTTCCAAGAAAGTGGTTTCCCCTGCTTTTTATCCTCTGTTAATCCTGTTTCAGGATCTATTGGTAAAGTGGTCAAACCACTATTTATGTCTTTCCAAGATAACCTCTCTACTTGATTATCAAGTATTATTTCTGCCATTACATTATATTTAAATAAAATAAATTATTATTTTCTCTCCAAGGCTTTGTATTGAATCTGAGTTAATTCTGTTAATACCTCATGTTCAGTTAAAGGTACAGGATTTCCTTCTTCATCTGCTAAATATTCACCATTTAATTGAATAAGATATCTACCACTATTTGGATCTGGTTCAACTCTAACGACTGGTTTATGATCCCCCTCCCTTACAGAAATATTATAGGTATGACCGTCTCTATCATTTATATGAACATTTAATTCATATATTAAAGCAGACGAACTTAATTTAATAGCAGCTTCATCTTGTCTAGCAATAACTCTATCATTTATTAAACCCCTGCCTATAGAAGATTGTGCTGGTACTCTTATTTCATATTCACTAGATTCTTTTGCACCAGAGTCATCTGACTTTGGAGAAACTATACCAAAATGAAGTACTATATTTCCTTTTTTATCTATACCTGTATAAGTGAGTCTATTATCAACATCCCATCCATAAAATTTACCTTTCGCTTCATTTTTACCATCTTCATCAAGTATTTTATAACTACCATCCTTTTCCCTACTCTTTATCTCCATTTGATCTATAGTAGAAGGAATGCCTTTAATAAATTGATGTGTATAAGAGGGTGCTATTTTTTTACCAGTATTATCCGTTATATATTCAATATTAGTAGATGGGTCTTTTGTTGTTGACACTGGATAAAAGGCTTCTAATTGGTTTACATGTTGTAGTTCTGCTAAATATTGTTTGCTAAATTCATCATCTGCTGATTTTTGTCTTCTATCTAAATTTAATGATAACTGACGTAATATATTCATATCATCATTTAAAGCCTCTTTAGCAACTTGATCTGATAAAATACTAGACGTACCACCTTTATACATATGTTTAATTGTATTTCCAGCAACTTTAAAAATATCACTGAATTTAAATGGTCTACTAGTATCTAATTCATCAAGAGCATTTCTAGATGCTTCATTTATAGCATCTGGAGAAACTGGTAAACGTGCCATTTTTAAAAGATTAACTGCAAATTCACCAGCTTTAGCAATACCATATGCTGACCAGTCTTGAGCACTATCTATAGAAGTACCAAATCTATGCAAAGAAGACACAAGACCTTCTCCAAGTTGTACATCTATAGCATCTCGTATCTCAGAATCTGGCATATCTTTGTAGGCCTTTAAAGATCTTAATTTATTAAAAGCCTCTTGTCTCATACTAACTTCACTAGCAGTTATTTGTTTTTCTACTCTTTTCTCAATTATAGTTTTTAATTTACTATTCCTATCTAATATACCTTGTGCTTTTATTCTTTCATCAGATCCTTCTGGGAAAGCTTCTACAGTTTCCAAAGCAGCTGCATGTTCTTGTTCTAAATATTTTTGTTTTTGTTTATCGTTCTCCCCTGGTATAGAATCTACAGATTCAATCGGAGTAGTCATAGCAGGTAGTTGAATATCTCCACCACCTCTTCCACCACTATCTTGAAAATCAAAACCTAATATTTGATATTCGGCACTAGAAGTTTTCTTACCATATTCATACATTTCATTTTGTAGAATTTTAGTATCACTAAGTTCTGTATCAGGATGTGCTTGTTTGTATAGTTCTACAAGACCGGCACCACCTGGAGTTGATAATAACTCTTGAGCACCAGGATCTGATATAGACCTAATCTTTGCATCACTAACACCATATTTACGTTGCCAAACCCCATCTTCTTTTACTATTTTAGAATAATCTTTAGGTACATTGGTGTAATAAGGTCTAAATAACTCATCTTTACTTTGAAATGCTTGTGGAGCATAGTTATATACACCCATCTCTTTAGAGTTCCATGTTGATCCAGGATCTTTATCCAATGCCGGATTCCATTTGTTATTCATAGCAAGCGTACGTTTACCTTTCTGAGCTTCATCCCAGACAGTTCTACTTTCTTGCATTGCTTGTAGCCAAGGTTTATCTATATTACTGTTTATATCATTAATTAGTTGTCTATATACAAAGGAATCACCCAAATCTTTACCTACATAACTATCCCTTATTTCATGTAGTTTATCCATTGTCCTTATTCTCTCCTTATCATCTGGTGTACCAGCAATTGCTGTGAACATTTCAGCCCTTTGTATAGTAGCATCTGCAGCTGCAGCACCTTGATCATAACGTTGTTGCTTCATTTGACCAGCTTGCATCATCTCAGTAAATGGGATTGGCACAAACGTGTTTATAAATTCAGATGCTATCGGTTGTTCAAATCGGTTTACTGCCATTATCTTTTATTTTTAAGAGGTATGTTATATTGAGCCCTTACCTTTTGTGTTTCTTTCATAAAATCAGTTAGACCACCCCACGCATCTTGATATATCCTCCCTAGATTTTCACTATTCTTTGCTTGGTTAGCCATCAACTGTTGCATTTGTGTAAATCTACCAAGGTCACTGAACCCCTGTCCCATGAATTGATTTCTTTGAGCCCTATTCTGTTCATTGGCTACTTGTGTCATCCAGTCCATCTGTGCTCTCTGTCCACCAAGTTGTGCATCCATCTGTGCTTGTTCTCCCATGTATTGATTATCCATATTACTCTTTTGTGCCCATGCAGCTGAATCACCACGCATTCTATAATTCTGTGAAGCACCTAGATTAGCCATTAACTCACCCCTACTGTTTGCAGCACTACCTATATTCCTGTTAGCAACTGCTTGACCAGTCCTATTTGCTTCAAGTAATGGGTCTATATTGAATCTCCTATTAGCCATTAATGATCTGGCACTACCCTCATAAGGGTTGTATTGAGCTCTTGTCCTAGTTGGTCTTTGTAAACCTTTAGCCATATTATAAAGCATAGGAGCCATTTGTCCTGCGAATGTACCCGCCTTCTTCCAATCAAGTCCACCAACTCCACCAGGAGTTGCTTTAAACCCAGGTAAGAAAGGATTATCTTTTGGATTACTATACTTTATATTAGAAGGAGCATCGTTTACAAATGAACCATATTCTGGTTTTATATTCATTTGATCGTCAGGAGCAGAATATTTTAAGTAATCTGGAATACCTGTTGCTATATTACTTGTAGACATACCAGTTAGAGATTGACCCCCACCAATACCAGTAGGTAAATCCCCAGTATACATTGGTCTAAATTGATTTACTTGTGATAGTGGATCTAAACCAAAATTTGTTTGATATCTATCTTGACCAAAACCGTTACCTAAATTACCCCAATTATAATTAGATTGTGTATAACCACCTGCTGGACCATAACCACCCCACTGCATAGTATCCCCACTAGCATCACCATTCAATTGCTGTTGCATAGAAAACAGAGCATTAAGCTTCTTTTCTACTAATTTCTTTGTATTCTTTTCTATTCTCGTACTCATTACTTAATCATTTTACTAATTTTTTCTGCATCTTCAGCAAATGTATTACCTGTCTGTGGGTTTATTAGTCTATCACTAAACACCCTACCGCCATCTTTCATGTGTAAATTAACACCACCCCGTGAATGTTTTGAACCTTTAACTTCTGCAACAGAACCATCAACACCCTGTATTACTTCACCACCTTCAACATTAACATTAGGTGCCATACCTGGGATAACACCACCCATTGCAAAAGTAGGTCTAAATGGATTATACACACCAGCTTGAGCAGCATCACCTTGCATCCTAAGTTGATTTGCATTTTCCTCTTTAACTGCTTTATTACCTTCAAATCCTTCCATTACACCACCTACCATTGATAGTGCTGCCCCACCTATCTGAGTCCATGGGGTTGGTATCATTGAAGCAATTGCACCAACACCTGCTATTGTCCCACCCAAACCATATTGTACTAAACCACCGTCTTGTTTTACAAACTTACGTGGTACCTTCTTTATTGTTCTCCTACTTATTGCCATATTATTTTATACTATCGTATCGAAATTCTGTAACGCAACCCCATATTCGAAATTATGAATCTGTCATATGTACCATCATTCTCATATTTAAAATATGCTATCAAATACTTATCACGCATACGTTCTTTAAATAACTGAGTAGCATCAACTGCTGTAAATATATTTGGGTTTGTACTTATATTAGCATTCACTATATTCCTAGGAACAACCAATGTCCAACCCCTTTCCCTACGTTCTATGTTAGTTTGTGGAGTTAATGTTGTTTCACCAGTGTTTTGAAAATCATTGTAACACTGTACTGTATTGAATGTATCAGCAAACGTATCAATGTTACCAGATTTAACTGGGCCAACAGACACTGTCTTTGATGCTGTACTTGATATATAAAACAAATTATCAAACACCTTAGTGTAACTGTAGTCTGGATTAAACAATATTTCTAAAGTAGAATCTACATATTTGTCTGCTTCAATGGCTGTTAGTGCATAAAAATAACACCTATCCCCCAATATACTATCGTGTAGGAATAAGTAGTTTCTATCAAAGTCTGCACCACAATAATCACTACTAGTCGTTGTCAAATACCAGTTCTTATAAGGTATATACATTGATGGTATAAAACCATAAAATGATACAAACACATCCATTGGTTCATTAAACGAAATAGTGTGACTATTTGTTACACTAACATCAATAAAAGTAAATAATATTTCATTATTATTTCTATCAGCATGTGCTATTACTGTAAAATTACTATCTATAGTAGTGTCTAAGAAAGATTGTATAAATTTAATCTTACTTAAATTAAGTAAATTATTAGAATATTTGTATATAGACTTTGATAATCTATCAAACCAATACAACCCTGATAAAGAACTTACTATACTAAACTTATCCATACACCCAGTATGTTCGGATATGTAATCAAACCTATCCAATACACCACCTGTACCAAGTACTAGTTGTGCACTAGCGTTATCGTTTATTAAACTCCTATCATTAACAGAAGTCATCCCAAATGCTTTGTCTTGCCAATAGAATAAGTGATTGTTAAAGTTGTATATTGCATTAACTGGACCATTGATAGGATCCACTTCTATATATTCATTTACACCGAACTTAGTCCATGAGTCTGTTATTTCACCACTGTGTTTACTATTTGAAGCCTTGATCATACAATCAAATTCAGTTTCAAGTATCTTATCTGTTACTAAAGATATTGCATATTTTATATCTACTTGTTGTGAATACACGGTGTTATATAAATATAAATCTTTCGTTTGTTTATATATTAATTCATCTGTATCTATAGTATGATTTCCTAAATACTCCTGTCTAAGATAATAAGCATAATCATCATATGCAGTAGGTATTTTAAATAAATGAGCATCTGATTCACTATGTCTTAAATCACAATTTATAGAACTTTCTAGAGGTATATATACTGATTCAGTCCAAGTATCATGATAGGTAGCTGCAGTTAAATCAGCAAGTATAGTACTAACATCAAAATAATTTATAAAAGTATCACCATATGAAACATCAACCCAAGTACCAACAGCAGTTGGTTTAATTATATCAGAACATGGCATTGAAACATTCAACTGTCTATCTTCATATGTATTACCACCATATTGTGAACCAAATACTCTAGACCTATAATTTACAATCACACCACGTACAGTCTCTGCAGACCAACTAGAATCAGAATATGCTATTGTTAAACCAGTAGAACCTTTACCATCTATATTAATTCTTGCTGCATAATTACTAAATGATTTAGAATCTATTGATATAAGGTCACTTGTAGAAGAAACTGATGGGGATACTATAATTGCATCATCTATATTAGTTACAGTAGCTGTTGTGAATGGTACTCTAGTATTAGCTTTTAATTTAATTATATGTCCCATATTGAGGGATGAAAGAGATGTCCTAACTTCAGTAGTAGTATAACTAGAACCATAGTTTGTAACATACTCTATATAATCATTACCTTGTTTTGATATATTCCTTGTTATATTTATTTCTGGTGAAACTAATTTAATAATCTCCCCATTATTAGGTAATGCTGTAATAGCTTGATCTGTATAGTAAACACCATCACTTAAATAAGAAGGTATTGCCAATCCTTGAGTAACTACAGACCTATCTACTCTATCTCTCTTAACTCTATATATTCGCGCAAAAGTTGCATTTGTTGGAAAATTTTTAAAATAAACTCTAGGGTATATCCTATATGTTCCATATGCATAAGTTGGAATAATAGGAATTGCTAAAGAACTTGGTTTAACAGTTAAACCAGAAGCATTAGTAAAATCAGCATCGTGTAAACTAGGCATCCTTAAATCACACATCCATTGAGGATCGGATATTTGTCCACGGGTATTACCAAATTCAGCAAATAACCGATATACTTCATCTCGTTGCCAACTAAGTTTACCACCCTTCCATGGACTAGCATAGTTCCCATATGATTTATCAGTACTAGAACTTGGAGAAGTAGCATAAAATGTAGTATTACTATTAGAAGTATCTAGGTATATAAGTTCAGTTTCAAAATCTATTTTAATATTTTTACCTTCTGCTCCTAATGTAGTACCATCTGCTTGGTACATCCATTGATAAGCTATATTACCATCATAATTGGTATCATTAAATTTATTTATACCATCATGGTCCACTTTATAACCAGTTGTTGGATTATCCCAATTTGATAAATCAGCTAATATTGTTTTATCTCCTTGAACGACATCTGATATTTTAGCAGTTGTGGTAGCAGAACCAGGTATAACTGCACCCAACGAACCATCGGCAATAATATCACTATATACTGTAGTAATATTATCACCAATAGTAGCAAGCAAAAGGTATGACCCTGTGTCCCCAGCCACCGTTCTATATATTTTTCTTGACAATGTCCCAGTTGGACCAATAGGAACTGCTGATAAAGGTACAGTTTGTCCTGTAGTTAAAACACAAGTAATTTGATTAGATGTGGCCCCACCAGTTGTTTCCTCTACCTCAACTGAAGTAAAAGTCACCTTATAACTATGTGTTCCAGGGGTACATAATCCACCCGCTGTTGGTGTACCTGCAACCAATGCTATTGGAGGAATGGCACTTTTAAACCTCACAACTCTGGCATCCCAAGCATCTACTGTAAATTCAGATTTAGTTATATTTGAAACAAATAATTTATTATCTTTACTAGCAATGTCTTGACATGTAAATAATTCCGTTGAGGATATATTAAATTCATCTATTGTTAATTCACCAAGAGTATCACCAGTATCTGTAATCCTCACTATTGAACCAGCAGTACTAATCTCAATTTCATTTGCTATAGTTATACTTGGTACTGAATTTAAATTTGCATAATGCACCCTAATTAACCTAAAACGATTATAACCAACATTTGCTGTATTATCTATTTCTAATATAAACCCCTTGCCTGAATTAATAGATTCACTATCCCCCTTATAAACCTTAGTGTTTGTTAAGAAATCATTATCTGATACAACATGTATAGGATCACTTAACGGAGAGAATGCAGTTTCAGCACCATATATAATATACAATTGATATGCATATGCTACCACACCTGTGTTAACCTCACCCCCAACTATATCTTTTAGAACTGGTTTAACTGGTTCAAACTCTGGTAAGAATTCAAATTTGTCAACTGACATATAATCACCTGCTGATACATATACTTCCCCATCTACTGTTAAGTTTGCTATTATATTTACAAAACGCATGTTATTATACCCATCGGTCCAATATACTTTTTGTACATTGGGTGTCTCATACCTAGCCACTGTTTTGATTGGGTAAACGGTACTGAATGTTAAATAAGAACTGTCAGTATTTAAATTATCATCATACAATACTGTTAGAGCAGTCTGTGTCTCAGTTTCTATATCTATTGTTAAAGAATATATCATACTTCTACCAGCAGAAAGAAGATATGTTAGCCCCGATGCAGTTGTTGAAAATGCAACAGTAACAGTCAAGTGAGTATCATCAATTATTGTAGCAATAGTCCTAACAGTCTCCCCACTGACCGTAATAGTACCACCTATTGCACCATTAGTAAAACCACTTAATGTACCTACCAATGTTGTTGTACCATTGGTTGTAACAGTACCTTCACTAACACCAGGAGCAGAACCTTTGTTACTGGTGGTAAATAGAATTATACGATCCCTTATTTCACAAGAACCAATTATAAACTGACCAGTTGCTACTATAGTATTACTTATTACCTTATTACCCTTAATAGTCTCTAATGAACCCGTTGAATTACCAACAGATGTCACTGCCCTAAAGTTCTGTGCATCTAAGTAGGATGTTTTTGGTAATAAAGCTTTATCTATGTCTTTATTAATTCCACCAGTAAATGTATTGACGACGATTTTGTTTGCCATTAAGTAGCATTGTAAATTTTTTGTTGTTCACCAAGAGTAGAGAAACCAGTTGCATGCTCATTTATTTCAGGAACTAACCTCAACCAACTATTCTTTATACTCTCTAACTGATCTATGTTTGGCATCATAGCATTACCATATGCCTTCTTACAATTATAATTCCACGAACGTCTGGCATCATAATACACAGCATCTCGTACTGATCCCTGCTTCCACTGGGGATATAACAACTTCATTGTTATATACCAGTATAATGCTTCCATGAAATCTGCATCATCTGGTACTAAAGGATAACCATTATTGTCTGTTGGTATAGCCTGATATGCCATTTGAATATAACCAGTGGATACATTAACCTTTATATAATTTGATGTTATAATATATGTATAATCATTGGTTGTATTTGTATATGCATCTATTTGTTTTGCAGAACCAGTTCCAGTCATTTGATTCAATAAACCATTCAAAGTACTCCTTGTTATAGGTTCATCATTTATCTTTGCTAAAGCTGCAGCATAATCTAAATCATATAAAGTCATTGCTAAAGTAACTAAAGACGATTCTGGAAATGTAGTAATAATTGTATTAACTTCATTAGTAACTTTACCGTAATCAAATGACCCTGTGCCATATCTCATTGGGTAGAACGGACCATTTATATTCTCAGAGAAGCTAACTTGTATAACTGAATGAAAGTCACACGGTAATCTAGACTGATAATTACCTATTGTAATAATTGGTTCAGCATCCCTGCCAGTAACTTTATTTATAAAAGAAGGAAATGCTCCAATCTTTTCTAAAGCTTCACTAGCCCATTCAACCATATCTAATACACGATGATCACCTTCTTGCAAATCTAGATCCGTAAAGACCTTTGCTATAACACGTTTGATACTTACTAATTTATATATCATATTATCCTAATTCAAAATAATCGTACTTCCCCGTCTTTATCAATTTCGCTAACAATCGCTTATTAGTCCTGGTCATAACCAGCCTATAGTAAAACAGGTTTTTAATTTTCTTTCTCTTTTTCTGCCAGTGAAAGAAATACTTAAATCCCCGTGTATGTTCATTGAGGTGGTATATGTATTTACCATTATCTACAGTATTGACCCAATCAACAGAACGAATATTTAACCTATTTAAATTAACTTTTGTTTTAGCCACCCTAAGTTCACCCAAACCATATGGCATTTTAAATTCAATATTATCCCTCATTACAGAGTTCATTATATTTTTATAAAAGTCATATATTATATTACAATAACTAACTTGATCTATATTATACAGATGGTTGTTACCAATATCTTCCTTATAAAACTTATATATTTCTTTTATTGTATACGGGTGTTGTACTCGATTTGGTCCCCTGCTGTAAAATGCCATTATATAGATTTATTACCAACCACAATTGGGTTATTCATATCATCATTCTTTATATCAGTTGGTGCAGTAGCTTCTATTTTCAACTCTTTTTGTAATATCATCCCCTTCAATGTAGGAACCATATTAACAGGCATAGGATATTTACTATCCATATTAAAATAAGGTTGATTAGTTATTGGATTAACAAATCTACCAACTTCTGCAGGATTTTCAAATATACCACGTATTGTTATAAATTCTAAAACACCACTGTTTACAATATATAGTTTGTTACTTCTTAAGAATGCTATCTTATCAGTAGCTGTGTACTTCTTATACCGTTGCCATTTAGACCTACCTTCTGGAACAAGTTGTATTTCATTACCTGTTGGTGTACCTATGTATGTAAACCCAGATTTAAAATTCAAATCTAATGTCTTAGGTACATCTAAAGTAGTACAATATACTGACACACTTGTCTCTAAACCCAATGATGTTATTTCACCACCAGTTAAGTCTACACTAGTTAATCTTAAATTACTTATTTCTTGTATATAATCAGGGTTAGGTTTCTTTCCTTTGTCTAGGTCCTGTTTAAGTAGAACGCTTCTATATTGGTGCACCCAATCCTCTAATTGCCTAAGAGATATGGGTTCACTAGCAGATATATTGGACCCTCTGATTATTAATAACAAATCAGCAATAATTGTCCTAAGTGTTACAAATTGCATTTTTAAATTGATTAATTACATTCTACTCCATTTCAAAACAATAGTCCCAGAGGCAGTCAGATTACCTGTATTATCTGCATTCCATGTACCTGCACTATTAAGAAATACATTTTTAACACTTCCTGCAACATTAAGCGATATGCCTAATCCTATTCCTACTGATGCTGCTGTTAATGCAGATACTGCTACACCACCACCCACAGCAGTATTAATTGTCTGGCCTGTCAGTCTATCTTCAAATGTAGTTGTACCACTAAGTAAAGCTACTACTCCTGATGCTATAACTGATCCTAATCCTGTATCTGTTGCCACCGCTGTCCCTGCTGCAGTTAATACTATTGCATTTAATGCAGAAACAAGTTCAAGATGTTGTCCTGCAGGAAATGCATATACTATATTACCTACACCAAGTGCTGCTGCTGCTCCGGCCAATGTTCCAACAATGAAATTAGTAAGTGTCAAAACTGTTGTCATATCCCTACTATCACCATATTCTTTAAAAGTTACAGTCCCCACTGGAGTTGAACCAATATTTGCCTTTGATTGCACAGAACCTGATTTAATTCCCTCAGAGTCAAATATAACCACCTGGACACCGTCCTGTGAAAAACCAGTCTGTGTAGTTGATACTTGATATAATCCCGTATCTGTAGATCCTACACCCACTGATGGAGCTCCAACAGCACCGCTTCCCACATTAGCTACAACAAAAGAAGGAGAGGCTGTAGATCTAACGTCTTGATTAACAGCACCGGCAGTACCAGTAATAGTTAATGTAGCTGCAGCATTAGCGCTATTTATAAGTTTGGTCAACTGTGTTGCAGTACCTTCACCTTCAACTTCAAACGATTGTTCATCGAGAGTAATTGAACTTGCAGCATCTTCAACAGTCAATGTAATCCCATAACCAGCAGTTACTGTTAAATTATCATTGATGTCTAATGCTTTAGCAGCAGCAATATCCAACGAAGCTGTACCACTTGTTAAATTAAATGTATTTGCCCCACCCGTAACTATAAGCCCACCACCATCTTTTAATTTGATACCATCTACCGTCACACCAGCCCCTGATGTTTTTTCACTAATAGTATCTGTGGATATAGTAGTCATTAACACATTGGTTAATATCAAGTCATCTGCTGTTATACCTTCGGCGTTAAATAATATTTCCTTAGTAGAATTATCTTTATTAGTGTATACTATGCTGGAACCATCACCCTGTTCAACTATCTTTATATTTTTACTTAATTGTGTCATTTTATTTTTTTTTGTTTGAATTTTAATATTGTTATACCAGCTTTTGCACCAAATGATTTAAGTTCTGGTATCCAAAAACCACCTTGTTTATTTTTACGATTTTTATATGTACCTTTTGCAACTGGTAATTCATTACTTATTTCTTAAAGTAAACAGTTTAATACCATATGATGCACTCCATGTTTTTTCATTAATAGAATAATGAATACCATATAATCCATTAACTGTAGCAAAATTAGCACCTAACATACTACTTTTAACATCATTAAATATAATAGTCCCACCTAAATAAAAATATCTACTATGAATAACTGAATTATCAATATTATTTACAATTGTGGTAAACGGGATAAGTACCTTATATGACAAATCATATTTTATAGGCATGTTCTTAGTAACAGTGGTATATAAATTTATTGCTAAAGTATCATCTTTCTTTTCCCACTTATATTTATATACTGAAAAATAATCCTTAAGTATGGCAGCTGTATCAACTACCATTGGTATTGAATCACCTGGTATAAACAAAGTATCTCGTGGTAACCACTTAACTATCTCATTAGGTGGTAATCCAGCAAGTGAATCAGCTATATGATGCCAATGTGTATCTTCAATTACGATAGTATCTATAGTTATTGTTGGACATGGTCTAAACTTCTCATGAGCAGTCCATCCACTAAGTACACCAACACCCATTAATAATAATGCTACAATCCCCCCTATTATAAAATTAAACTGATTCATCTTCTGATGTAAATTTTGTTAATCCCTTAAGTGTTACAACTAACACACTTATCCCAGCTATTGTCCATTTACTAAATTCAGGACTAATTGGATCTAATACCGCAATAATAGGAATATACAAAGGGAGTAAATATAATAATATATCCGCAATCCTCTTTAACTTTTTATTAGACGGCTTGTCTAAATTATTTAATTTCAATTCCATTTTATACATATTTTTCGTAAATTGCCTCACCATTAACCTTTGTCATTACTAGTACCTGGTTTCTGTTATTTTCTTTCTTATACGAGCAATGTACCCAACCACCAGTACCATCTTCAGAAATACTCTCTGCAATTACCTGATCGAATACTAAATTATCTTTAATATAATCAAATAGTTCTTTATTAGTTATCTTACCATATACATCACAATCCAAATCTATTGCTGCGCCGTTATTAGCCATGTGTTGACTATCATTAGCACCTCCCAAAGCCTCGTTTAAAGCACTCGACCTAAAGAATGAAGATATATATATTGGAACATTGAAATGCCCCCTAACAAATTCAAATACTTTCTCTGCAACAAGTTTCATACGTATCAATTGCTCTTCATCAGGTTCATTAGATATATTAAGTCTCTTTGCCAGTTCACTACGTATTCCTTCTGAATATGCAATATGTTTTGAAATCTTTTCCATTACTTTATTTTTTATCGTACTCTGCTAAAAATAACTCTTGCTGTTCTGACATATCTAAGTTTTTATAAAACCATAATAACAATGTTTCTTTCGTGGTTTAATCTTTTTGACCACTGTAATAATACCTACCGATATAACGTCACCTAATATTGTATAACCTAAATCTTTAGTGTCAAACTTGCCTCCTTTAATCTTATCCAGCGATTCCTTCCCTATGCCTGCGATAGCAGCTCCTGTAATACCAAAAATAACAGGTTTTGTATTTTGTCCCACTAAATAACTCCATGCACTTATTACCGCCCCTGATCCGAAATGTAACTGTTTGTCCTTTGGTATTTGTGCAGAACAATCTTTAATTGATAGAATAAATAATATCATTATTATCCCAATAAGAGAATAGAAAAATGCTTTATATGAAAATTCTTTGCTCATTTGTTATATTTTAATTTCTTTTTCGATAGGCAAGATTTCTTCTACCCAATCTTCAGCCCTATATTTTTCTGCCTTAAACTTCATAGCAATATTTGCCTGTGTGTTTATCCCCTCGTCTTCAGCAGGCAGAAAAATAAACCACCTCTCCGCTTTAAAACTTTTATGTAGTTTATCAAATTCTTCATCTGATAAGTTCTCATTATCCCAACTCGTAGCATTATATCCCTGAATATTGGCTTTTCTCCAATCATGTATCTGTTTGGCAGTATCTTTTGCAAACTCACAAGTTGTGGTTATCGTTATCATTAGTATATTGTATAATATGAGTTAATAATTGATTCTACATTTTGACGTTGACCCTCAGATAAAGCAATATCAAAAGCTAATGTATTATTGAGATATCCATTCCATGGATTGTTCCACGCACTCCCTGTATATCTAGCTCCGATTGAATAGTCTATAGCAGCATCATTGGTTGTAATTCCAGCCGTTGAAACAGGAGTTCCTGTTACATTATTTTTCCACCCTTCAATTTTAACTCCCGAAGTAAACCTAAATGATAATATACACGGAACATTTGCAGTTAATGCAATACCGGCATTAACACCGGTAGCAGCGGGGATAAAAAGATAATCGTCCCGACCACCGTTCTCCCATGACATTTGCCTTTGATTTACTATATCGTCTTTTGCAACAATAGCACAGGATATATTAGATGACTTACCAGATGCAAACCATGTCTGAGATAACCTTAAATTCATTGAAGAGGTTAAAACTATTAAAAAGTCATCAGTCCCATCATAGTTAATTATACCTTTGCCATTAACCAAACTCCAAATAGGCTGACTTGCTCCGGTAGGCTGAATAGCATCATTATTGTTCCCCGAAAGATCATATAGTTTACTCACCGCTCCTGTAATATCTTTTTTTACTCCAAAATTAGCATCAGTAAGGAGTTTGCAACTGGAATAAATATTTTGCTCCTTTAATTCACGTATAACAGAGTTTATCCATGTTAAATCAACAACGATACCCCCATCAGCCTCAATCCTATCCTTTTGAATGATAGTCTCTGCTTCGTAAGCAGCCCAGGAGAATTCATCTTTATCAGAGTACCTGCTATAATAAGTTTGCATATTACCAAAACTATCAAATAAATAGGTTATACGTTCCTCTTCGTCTCTTCTTTCTATACTAGTAATTTTATTCACGGATAGTATTTAATTTTTACATTTCTTAACTATGTAATCTGCTATTAATTTGACAAGGTAACCCACCACAGCACCTAATACAGCTAATATAATTGTCTCTACTACCATATCCTGTGAAGGTAATATACTTACACTACTTACTGCCCCAATCGAACCCCCGGCTACCGGGAAAGCGTCTGTTGAAAATACCCCATTAATTATCCTATGTATCATTTTTATTTAGTTTTTTTATCTTCTTTAACTTCTTTAACAGACTTTTCCTCAATCTCTTTTAAAAGTATCTGCATACCTTCTATAGCACCTTCATATTTATGTACTAGAATGGTTAACTTATTTAATTCCTCAACAGCAATTTTATGTTGGTCTGTGAAGAGTTTTAATTTTTCTTCTATATTAGTTTTCATTTTATTGTTTTATATATTTAAACCATCCAAAACGTGGATGAACATAATTTACATTTTTTTCATTACCATAGGCTTCTCTTTCAAATGAAATATTTTGATAAGCCCGAGAACCATATATAAATAACTTAATTATCCATTCAATAAAATACCAAAGATAAAAACCTATTCCTAACATTTCTTTTTGTTGTTGCCAGTGAATATACTCATGCCTTTTAGCAACTTCTTTAGTATTTACAGGACTTCTAAAATATATACCAAAAGGCCATAAAGTAATACCAATAAATCTCTTTGGTAGTATTAACCAAAGAATTGGACCGAACATTTTTATTTTTATTGTTTTCATAGTTATTTATTTTTAAAATTGATTTTTTATGATCCTATTTTTACAAATCCATTTGCATCAATCCATAAATATTTTGATGCCCCACCACCAGGATTGGTTGTTGGTATATTCGGAACACCAATCCATTCTGTTCTAAGAGATATTACTCCATTGTCACCAGATCCTTGAAACTGAGCCATCGTTTTACCTTTTCCGTTATATATTGATAAATGTCTATATCTTGTTATTCCACCATTTAGACCTTTCCTATTAATCGTTATAAACCCATATAAGTCGTTATTTTCTACGTTTTCCCAGATCTCATTACCTTCGATCTTAAGTCCTCCCCTGTAAGCATTCGCCACATTAGTTATTGTCGTGGCTCCGGTGAAAGCTATGCCGGCTGTATCTGATGTAAAGATAACATCCGCACCAGAAGAGGTAACGACTACCCCCCCGGGAAGATAGGATGCTGCCCATTCTATTACAAATCCTGCTGCCGTATCTGTTAAAGAATTAAAGAATGAGGCTAATTTAGTAACCGCATCACAAAGAATATTTGCAGTCCCGGAAGTGCCTGTCAGCGTGATGGTATCAATTTGTTTAACTGCTGCACGATTAGCAACAATCGTTGATACTGTACCGGCTAAATCAGGATCAGAGTCATTAGTAATGCTCGTTGCTCCTGTAAAATTCGTTCCAGCGACATTTGCCGTAAATTTTAAATATACATCTGTACCTGTACCAAAAGCCTCAACTGTAACGCCCGAAGCAGTATAAGCAGCGGCATGAGCAGTAACAAAATTATCCGCAGTGATCTCTAAATTTGTGCTAAAAGTCATAAGTCTTGATATAGCATTACATACTACAATAGCACTTCCACTTGCACCAGTAAGATCAATACGATCTACCCTTGCTACTGCTGTTACATTAGCTTGTGTATTTACCACCGAACCTGACAGATCACCAACAGGCACGGGAACAGATTGAAATGTTGAGTTTGTTAAGGTAGCAGTAACTACTCCTGCTTCAGTAACTCTAAATGGTGCTGAAGCCATAGTAGCATGACCTGCCCAGAATCGTATATCATCACCTCCTGTAACTGCCGAGGATATGCCAACTACCCCTGCTGCATCTCTTATATAAGTATCTCCAATAGCAAATCCACCAATTGTTCCTGATATAGCTTTAAGCACTCCTGCACGTGTAACACTAAACGGTGCGCTTGCAAAAGCTGTGGCTCCCATGTGGATGCCTACCGCTGTATTAAATTCTATCCTTGTAGCATCTGCCCCGGCAAGTAATGTAGTTGCACCAATAGTAAAACCGCCAATAGCACCAGACGTAGCTGTAATATTACCAGTTAAAAATACATTATCACAATATAAACCTACACCAGAACCAGCTGGTGCACCTGTTAAATTACCTAATCTAAACTTCTCTGCATTAAATGCACCATTATTTAAACCAGTATAACCTGCTATATAAGGATTATTAGTCTCTGATGCAGTTATATATATAGCATTCTGTCTAGCTGCTGTAGTTGTATGACCAAACTGTACTAAGTCCATATTGTTATATGGTGTACCTGATATAGTAGTAGCAACAACATTACCAGCATTAACTGCTGTAACTTGACCTACATATGCAGCTATACCTGTACCAGTAAGCTGTTGTGCTTTAATAAAATCATTAACTATAAATGGTATAGTTAAACCTTCACCTTCATCAAAGTATATAGTAGTACCGGCAAATGTAGTACTTACAGCATTAGCTACTGTTACAAGCATACCGCCATTAATAGAAGTAATCTTATTTATCTCTAATTCATATGCATGTAATGTACCACGTACCCTAAGTTCTTCAAACTCAGCCACACCTGCAGCAGTTATTTGCCAATTACTACCAGCAAAACCTGTTGAAAAATTAGGTTCTTGTACAGTACCATCAACCCATAAATTATTATCCCCGGCTGCACTTTCCCCACCAACATGAAGCCCACCATTTATACAAAGTGCAGAAAGTGGGATAGTAAATCCAATACCTACATTTCCTGCAGTATTAATTCTAATCTTTTCAGCACCGCCTGAATAAATTGATAAATAATAAGATGCGTGTGATGAACCAAATTGAATTTGTCCAGAATTACCATCTGTAATATATTTAGCGGTTTCAGTCCCACCTTGTTGAATATACATACCAGATAAAACACTACCTGCGGCAGCAGAATTAATTATTAAAGGAACACTTCCTGCTGCTGAATAAATATCCAATTTCGCCCCCGGTGTAGTAGTCCCAATACCTACATTGCCACCTGTGTCTTGTAAAATAACATAACTTGTTGTTTTTGTAGCATGAACAGTACCCCTGATTGTAATATCTCCATCTGCAACAGCACTACCATATATTAAAGGACTGGTTATTTGAGTAGTAAATGTAGGACTCCCTGCCCTAATAGGTGCCCCTGTGCCACTTGCTTCTGTCCATACAGGAGCTGCAGCACCACCACCAACTAATAATTGAGTTAACGCCCCTGCTGCCAAAACAGCATAAGCATTGTCTGCTGTACCATATATCAATGTACCGGCAGCTTCCGTTAACCCTGCAATACTTGTAAGAGATGCATGCAGGGGTTGATAATAACTACCATGTTGTCCATCTAATAAGTCTGAGTCTAGTAATGAACCTGCCCCATCAACTGTAAGCAGTTTAGCAAGTATGTCTGCAGCAGTCATAAATGACCCACCAGTACTACCACTACCCCCATCTGTAATACCATACCCCGCTAAAGTTGTAGGTGTATCTTGTATATTAGACCAATAAACTATAAAATTAAGATCTGGTTTGTCTATTAAATTATTATAATTACCAGTTGTAGCAACGGTTGCTAATTCTGGCCGACCTATAATACTCGCCCAAGTACCATCAAAACCATTTACTATACCATACCCTGCTAAACTAGTTGGTTTATTACGTAAACTGTTAAAATACCCATCAAATATTATATCTGCCATTATAAATCTATCATATAAAAAGTCTTCGCAATAGAATTAATGTGTTGCATCACATCTCTTATTTCATCAGTATCAAAAAAATTATATTCATCGTATGCTATAGCACCAGAACTCGTTACAAATGTATCAAAGTAATCTACTATACAATCTAAGTATGCTGATAATAATATCACCTTCTGTCGTTCGCAGAATAAATCTATATGTCCTAATCTTTCCTTTATTGTTACTGTATCAACATATTCTGCTATCCCAGATCTTATGTATGATATATAATTATTTACTTGAGTCAGTGTACTTGCCATATTATACTTCGTATTGTATTATTATCCATCCTCTATTATAACCTGTAGAATCAAAATCAATACTATTAAAAGTCCCTGCAGCATTTCTGGTAAGTACAATATTCGACCCTCCTATATATACATTTCCATTAGATACGCCTGTAGCTACATCAAGCCATCCAATAGGGAATATCAAAGGAGTTAATATATCATCAGATTTTATAAATGCAGCAACAGTTCTTATTTTAGAATTAGTTAATCCATGTGGAACACTAACAGAAGGTGTGCTAACCATATTCCAATCACCTATTTCAAAAGTTAAACCATTTAAACCATTAACCTTACCTGTAATTGTTACACTAGTAGCAGTTACAACACCAGCAGAAGTAACCTTAAATGGTGCTGTTGTTTTAGTTGAACCACCTATACATAATGCCCCATCACTGGCATCATTTAACCATATTTTATCAGCACCTGTTGTTATAACAGCAGAACCAGCTGTAACACTACCTAAATTAGCAGTTATTGCTGATAATGTAGATGTAGTTATCTTATCAGCAGTAATAGTACCAGCAGATATTTTATCCCCTGTAATAGTGCCAGCCAATATCTCACTAGCGGTAATAGCACCAGCAGCTATTTGAACTGCAGTAATTGTATCTGCAGCTATTTCATTTGCAGTAATAGTACCAGCTGCAATCAATGATGCCACTATTGAACCTGTTGTTATCCTATTACCATCTATGGTTGTGGCGTTCCACACATAGACTGGAGTACCTTTACCATAATATGTATTACCATTAGTTGCAACTATAAAAGCATCACTTGATATATTAAGTAATGTTCCACTTGAGGAAAAAACAGTTGGTGTTGATAATTGCCAATAAACATATTTATCTGCAGCACCACATGCCCCTGCTGCAACAGTATATGTTACACCTTTATATACTACTTGACATTCAATCCAAGATATTTGATCAGTAGTCGGGGTATCTGCAATAAAGGCATTATTGGTTATTAATTGAAAATTATAAGATAATATCTTATCTCCTGTAATAGTACCTGCCGCAATATCTGCTGCTACTATTGCCCCAGCATCAATTTTACCTGCTATAATAGCCCCTGCACCAATTTGAGTAGCAGTTACTGAACCTGTAGTAATTCTATTGCCGTTTATAATAGTTGAATTCCACACTAATAAATATGTACCCCCATTATTAAATGCCACGAGAAAACCATTATTGGTTAATGATGGTAATGCAACCGAATATAGAAATACCGTTGGTGTTGCTAACTCCCAATATATATGTTTATCTCCTACCTCACAATTACCATTAACTATAGTATGTTCTTCACCATTATATACAACCTTACACCCACTATAAGCAACCTTACCAGCAATGGGACTATTATTTGTAAATGTCCCTGACACAACAAAATTTAATGATGTTATATGACGTGCGGTAAGAGCACCAGTTAATATGTGTGTTGCCGTTATTTCACCAGCACCAATTTTACCTGCTGTTATTGCTGACGCTTGTATAGCAGGACCTGTCACAGCATCTGTGGCTATATTATTTGCCTCTATAGCATCATTGGCTAGTAAAGCATGTGTTACTGCACCAGTATCTATTTGAGTAGTACCAACAGTATTGACATTTAAAGCACCTGTTGTTGGATGTATAGCAGCAACATTTAATTTAGCCGCAATTATTGCATCGTTTTGTATTTTAGCAGATGATACAGCATCAGTATCTATCTGTAATGTACCAACTTTATTGGCATTTATTTCCCCATCTGTTGGGTTAATAGCAGCTAAACTTGTTTTTAAAGATGTAATAGCAGCATCAACTATATCAGTAGTACTAACATTCCGTGGTGTTGCACTAACAGAAACTGAATATGCAGCACTTAAATTACCAGACGTATCTTTAGCTTTTACCCAATACCATTGAATTGTACCACCTGTTAACTCAATATCAGTAAAATAATTAGTTGTACTATTAGCTATAACACTTGAAGATCCACTAACATTGCTAGTATACCTATATATATTATATGATGCTAAATCTAATTCTGTATTATGATCCCACTCTAATTTAACAGATCTAATGCCAGCTGTAGCAGAAACAGTCTGTACAGTGGCTGGTAATGTAGTATCTAAGGTTGTTGTTTCAACCAAAGGTGTACAAAATGCAGAAAGGGCGCCTTGTTTATTAACAGAAGCAACCCCAAAATCGTAAGAGGTATTGGGAATTAAGCCACCTATTTCTATAGTATTAGTATTACTACTAATATAACTATAGTAAGTAGAGGCTGTTTTCTTATACCGTATGTTATAGTGATCAAAAGTACTAGTTGATATTGCATTCCAGGTTATAATAATATAAGCTGATTGACCACTACCTAATGCTATATTTAATCCCTTACTTGATAAAGCTAAACCAGTAGGTACAATATCTGTTGCAACAACATTAATCTGTGAACTATCTATAGTTATACCAGTAGACCTATCCCATGCTGTAAATATAGGATCTGACTCACCGGTCATTGCAGTACTAGTAGCACCACTAACAACTTTTATTGCTGCCCCTGGTGTAGGAGCAGATGTTGTAATTAAAGGTGTTGGATCAAAACTAGGACTACCAAGTGTAATTACTGCCATTTGCTATGATTCTTTCTAATGTGTATAATAAACTTATTAACTCTTCAGTCTTAGCAACATAGGCATTTGACTGCAAAACGTTTAAACAACCATACGCATATAATGCATCTGAGACTGTTTTTGACTTACATTCATTACAATTATACATAACAGGCAAGGCCCTTAATAATTCATATACATCTGTACGAACTATCCCGTCAATAAGTATATCTTCTTCTAATATACCAACATTTGTATTTATAGTATATGTAATACTCCAAATACCATCTGGAAGTACGTCGTCTGCAGTACCATAAGCAACACCGCCAGATAATAACAAAGTGGCATCTATTTCAAATACCATATCAGCTTGGGTATTAAATTCAGGGGCCACCCCATCACCAAACTCAGCAATTAAATTTATCTGTGTATATGTTGTTGCTGTACTATCAGATGTTGTTATTGTAATATCTAATGTAGCAACTGTAACATCTGTTACATTAATATTACCACCGACTCCCCAATTCAAAGTTGCGTCATTCAAAGTCAAAAGGCGATTATCATTTCTCTCTTTATATGAGAGCGTAGGAGTTAGAGCCATATTATATATTATTTATATTGTAAAAAAGGCGGACGTTTCGGCCCGCCTATTCCACAAATTTTTATTAGAATTTGAAATATTCAATAAAGATACTCATTGTACCATCATTAATATTCACACCAGCACCTGCTGTAAGGATAATATCCTTAGTTGCAGTTAATGCAATACCACTATGTGTATTAGCAGAGGCTCTTGCTAATGCAACAACTTCCACAGGTGTATCAACTGTAGTAATTAATTCTGCGGCTACTATATTAATAACCCCAGGTATAAGTTTCAGATAAACAGCTGCGTCCATACCTGCAATAGAAGTTGCTGGATAAAAACCAGCAGCAACCCCAGTATAACCTATGGAAAGAGTTGTATCATCTCCAGTATCAGCATCACCTAATTCTGTCTTTATGATTGCCCAACCATCAGTTACAATAACATTAGCTGGTAAAGTACCAACTGTTATATAACTAGCGGCTGTAATTGCAGTAGTTGCAAAATTCACATCGAATTTCTGTACTACTTTTGAACTATATAATTTATTTGCCATAATTAAATTCTCCTATTTTTTAAAGTGTTATACTATCGAAACCAAAAGATTCCATCCAAGAATTTAATCTTGCCAATACATTAGCCTGTTGTGTACCAGTTGTTGGTACAACAAAAGCAACAATGGTTGACAAAGGGGCTTGTTTAATATACTGATTATCAGGAGATAAGTAAGCCTTATCATGTTCGATAACTATAATATTATATGTAGCACTCTTGACAGTATCTACAACTGGTAATTTAACCGGCCAGTAAATTCTATTAGTAATACCTTCATATCCTAATTGTCCTTTTTCCATATCACGAATCTGCTCCCAGTTACCAGAACCAAATGTAGGTCCAGTATAAGTAACAGTAGTGGATGTAGAGGCCATAATCTGCCAATTACCACTGGAATCAACATACAAGAAACGTACGTCAAAATTAACCATCTCGAATTCATTGAGGTCAGTTAATCCACCAGTACATTCTGGTATAGGTAATCCAGTCAATGTAATACCTGTAGTATTATCAGTAGCTGTAATTCTACGCCCTGAATGAGCATTTACTTTAGCAACCAAAGCAGCACAAAGTGTAGCAACAGTAGCAGCAGTAGCAGCAGTAGCAACATGTCTGTAAGTTTGTGTAAACTGTCCAGGATGTTCTACCATATCTTTGTATATAATACGTATAAAATATTCTGTCCCAGCAACAGGAGTCATTCCCGTGAGTGTAACAGCAGCAGTACGTTCTGCTTTTGCAGTATAGCCATTGCCAACGAATTTCTTCAGTTTGGCACCTTCTATAGGGTCAGATATCTTAATTTTGCGAGCTGCTGTAATAGCAGTACCAGCTTCATTAGTGTAGGTAAAAGTTTCACTTGTTCCTTGACAAATATAAATTACATCGGAATCGAGCTTTGTAGCACCGGCCACCAATACTTTTTTATACTTATCAAGAACAACTACTTCACCATCGGCTAATCCAGTACTAAGTGTAATGGTCGCTAATGTAGCACCATCAACAACTTGAGCATCACGGCTAATATCCTTACCGATTAATAGTCTATTTGTTCTTTGTAACATATTTGTTTATGTTTTAATGTTTATTCAACTTTGTTTAACTCATTTGTTTGAGTTTGATACCTAGGCTGCTCGATGTTTTCCAACACCATATTAGTAGCTAATGTAATAATCTCATCATGAGTATGTTCTGGTAAATCACAATTAGTAGGAGTTGTTTTACTCACTGTTATTGGTCTCTTTAGATATCTTATGTAATAATATGTAATTGTGTAGTTACCATCGGTTATCAATTCAATAGTGTTTTGATAAACTAATCTCAGGGGTTTTGCTTCTTCATAATGTAACACATGTTCACTATAAGGATCATCTATATGATTCCTATACGTATCTATTGTACACTTTGTAACCCCTTGTCTTTTTGTGGTATATCCAACCTCACCGAGTTTAATATACCGTATTAGCACCTCTTCCCCAAGTATAAACCATTTAGTTGTTAAACCCGATAAATCTGCTATATAAGAATGTGGTTTAATTGTACCACCAGTAGGGACTATAGAAGTTTCCACAACTAATGTTTTAAGGTCTTCTGTTCTCTTTAAGTGTTCTTCAAAACTTAAATTCTTATCAGAACCAGTAAACCTAGTTTTAGCAAATCGGTATATAGCTGTATTTAACCAAAAGTCTATTTCTTCTGGTTCAAAGGCTGGTAATTCTAACATACCAGTCTTATCGAGCTGTAACCTAAAAGCTAGGTGCATTTGAGTAATGTCCATATTTTAAATGGTATTTACAGATTTTTTACTTTTTCTACTTTTCATTTCTTGTTTAAATGCCTTCTCTTCATCATCCTCAATGATCACCCTACCTTTTTTATCAGGTTTATTCTCTACTTCTGGTTCTTCCATTTCAATGGGTTCTTCAAAAGAAGGTGTATAATCAATTGTTGTTTTAGATTCAAGTTGCTTCATTATAGCAATCTTGATATCTTGATTCTTAGGATCTTCCAAGAAACTTATTACTTCCCCAACATTATGTCCTATAATATCAGTTCCGTATTTGTAAACATTTTTATTCCTACGCATTATATTCTTTGCAATAGCGCGTTCAATGAGGGCTTCAGTTTCCTTATATGGATTCTTAACCCATTTATCTATAAAACCTTGTGGATTCCCTTCTACTATATCGAACAGGGTTTTTTCTACAAGTTCATTACTCATTGAATCTCCGTTATGCCCATATATTCGTAGGCATTTTCTCATATCCTCTGGTGTTAAACCGTCAAACTCTCTAATGGCTTCACGTTTAACCTTTGAATACAAGTTAGATTTTTTAGCTTCTTCTTCCTTATTTATAAGTACAAAATTAGCGGATGCTTTATTCTCAAGAATAGAATTCTTTACTCGTTTATGACTTTTAAGAAATAAGTACTTTAACTCATCGTGTACATCACTAGTGTCTAAATACAAATCTTTACCAGCTGTCCTGATAAAAAAGTCTTTCCAATATTCAGAAGAACTCCTTAAATCAATACCAACTACTTCTCCTATTCTAATTTCGTCTGCGGGAGTGAGTCCTGTATATATCCTACCGGACCGTGTGAAATAGGGACCTATATCTTCATAACAGTTCCTATATTTAATTAACCCTGACCAAGATTTTCTCCCAATTGGTCGTAATACTACTATCATATTTCCTCGTTTTATTTACGGTTTATCATTTTTATATTTCCAAATATAACCATATGCTGTTTTAAGTTTACCTCTAGCACACGCAGCAATATTACCATGTGATTTTTCAATACTTATAGAAGCCTCCTCTACACTACAATATTCTGCTATAAAATTTAATTCAAGATCATACTTAATAATATGTCTCCTTCTTGGATTATTTATAGACTGTTGTTTTCTTGCATTAGGGTTAGACCATCTTACATCATTACCTTTTTTGGCACGTTTTGACATTTCATCATGATCATATTCTAAAAGTTTATGAGATTTGGATATTTTATTTTTTGTTTCCTCTGATAATTTTCTACCCATTGCCTTTTGCCTAATCTTATCCTTTGTTTCCTCAGAATGAAATCTCCCAAAAGTACCATCACCACCAAGAGTTAAATTATAACCTATTTTCCTATTATAACTATTTAACTCTTTTATCCAATATATCTCTCGTTCTTTTAAGTAATCAAAATCTTCATTATCTATAATTTCAATTACTTCAATTTGGAAATTCTCTTTGCCATACTTCCTAATGGCATTGTGTAAAGGAAAAGTAGAGCCAACATTTGCATCAGAACAATGTTTGTACCAACGATTAGTGTTGGCTCCTTGGTTGGTTATACCAACGTATATTTTTCCATTTTTGTTATTTGTGATTTTGTAAACTTCTAATTTTCTCATATTAAGTATTTTAATACTTATACGAAATAAAAACTAAAAGGTTACACTTTATCACAAATTATTTTAACTTATTTGCTACTTATTCGATATCGCTATTCAGCATCACACCATAATTCTCCGCTCGTAGTTGGGTCCAGAATCATAATCCCCTGTTCTGAGAGGAAATGGACTGAGTAACCATCTTTAGCGTTAGACCTAAGGGTTGTAATGGATTTAGCGTGTCCTGCTCCAGGAGCAACTGACCCACCGGTATACCACATTACCATCTCACGATCTTTACGAACTACTTTGCGTACGTTTGCTTCACCATCCCTACGACCGAAGTCAAGGAAAGTCATACGATAAGACTCAAGAGGCTTACCTGTAATTGGGTGAAGTTTTCTATTGTATACAGGATTATCATAAAGTGGGAAATGCTTAAGTGTAATTTCTACACCGTTCAGACCTTTATAAGTCGTGAACTGTCCACCTAACGTTAGATTCTGACCACTTCCAGTTATGAAATTAGTAGAAACAAGCGTATAAGCAGAAGCTTTTGCCCTGAGTACTCTATCGAATTCACGCATTCCCATCTCTCCTGTTAGAGCGACGAACTTGCGTTCTCCCATACCAAGTATGTTATAAGACAAATCTGACAAGAACGAATCAAGCGTATCTAGTGTCAAAGTTGTGTATGCTTTTTTATTTGCTGGTGCTATCTGTTGAAGAAGACCTGCGCCAATGTAAACTGGACGTCCGTTAGTACCACGAAGGTCTACGGTCCCGTTTGATTTAGCGTTGTATTTTGAGTACACAGACATTCTGTCAATACGATCATACCACTGGCGCATAGCAATCCATTCCTGATAAACCGACCAATAGTAGGTTGATTTCTTAGTTTTTGGATCACGTATAGCGATTACCATAACTGTAGAATAAGCATCACCGGTGATATCGTACGAAAGACGCATCGTGGTAAGATGATTTCTAAGTTTGAAAGGAGTCTGATAATTCAGTATATCAGCCTCTTCGCTATACTCCTCATATGCACTACCTACTCTACTGACCTGTTTTCCAGGTAAAAGAAGAGCTGTAGGAATAAAGGATTCTGTTTGCCCGTCAGCAACTACTACTGTATAAACCCAGTCGCTACCATCCTGATAAGGTTCTCCAAGAACCCTAACCTGATATTCCTTGTCGTCAAACTCAAGGATAGCTCCAGGACCAAACCATTTTTCTGCTAACCACAAAGTAATAGGTTCTTGAGCAATACCTGGAACTTTAGTAGTTTCGCCAGACGCTATCGTGGTACCGTTAATCTGTGCCTGTCTGATCATAACTGCTTTGTCATGTTCTATCATAACATCCCATTCATACTCTCTATTCTCGATAGTCATGGTTTGTCCCATACCATTAGTCAAGAAGTCAAGGATGTTACCCTGATCAAAACGACCGAAGATATAAGATATTACAGTAGATGCCTTGTGTGGCTCGGTAAGCAGCAAATTGGAAAGCATTCTTTCGTCTGCTAAATCGCTAGACCATTTTGTCTTAAAAAGTTGCAGACTATTAGTCAAATTATTTTCCATTGCCATAATTCAAATTTCAATTAATTATTATTGTTTTAATAAAGTTTTTCCTAATAAGTTAGTTAATGAATCAGTACTGCCACTAGTCCCTTGGTTTCCACCACCACTGTGTCTTTTACCTTTGCTTGCTTTGAGTTTCTGATGCAAATCTTTATAGGCGTCTGAGGTTGCGGTCTTTTTAGCAGCGCTAATTAACTTGTCCCCCTGTTTAGTAAAATAAGCTGACTCAATCAGGTTCTTAACATCACTCATGTAATCACGTTGATATTTAGTTACTCCTTCATTGTCTGGCTTAAATATATAATCCATCAAATCCATCTTGTCTTTGTCGGATATTTTTATGCCACGTATGGCATCTAGACCTTTTATATTGTCTTGTACGGTAGAAATGAACTTTTGTTGCTGGTTTTTAGCAGCTATTGCATTATTTTTAGTATCCTCTAATAGCTTTTCCTTTGTAGTTTCTTTGTATTCTTTTAAAAATTCTACAGCTTCTTCACCTTCATCCTCTAAAGTACCACTATCTTCATATCTTTGGATAGCTCTTTTAATACGATCCTCTTTATACCCTTGTATCCTAGCTCTCTCTTGTATTGCTAACTTAGCATCTGATTCTTTAGTAGCATCTAATAGATCTACATTTAAACCACCTGGAGCAGAGCCCTTATAATAATCCTCTAATTTACCACCATTTAATACAAACTCATTTAACTTTTCTAATTCTTCATTTGCATATGCTGGTTTAGATGCAGTCTCAACAACATCCTTCATATAATCAACCAATTCTTTAACAGAATCAAACTTTTCATCATCATCAAATTCCCAACCCATCTCATTAGCTAATTTCTCCTGGAAAAATTTAGCAATATCTGGTTCAAATTCAGTTAGTGCATCTGGTTCAGTTTTATCATCCTTTTTATCATCTGGTTCCGATTTATCGTCTAGATCATCTAGATCAACATCGTCCTTAAGTAAAGGATCTATGATTGGATCTTTAATAGAATCATCACTATCAACTAGTGGATCCTTTAGTATATCAGCTAAATTATCAGCGTCAATAACATTTTCATCAAGTGTATCTCCTGGAAAATCCCCAAGTAATGATCCTGTCAATGCTTGAAAACCTCCGAATACATCTGGTTTTTTAATTACTTCTTCCATGTCTTATTTTGGGTTACTTGTAGCTGGTTTATTAGCCACGATTCTTTTAATCTGAAGTTCAACATCTTTCTGATCTTCAGCTTTCCTATTCTTTCTTGCAGCTTCTTTAATCTGCTCATCTTTCAATCTAATATCTTCTTTGATCTTCTCCGCTTGAAGCATCACCTTTTGATATTCCATATCATTACCATCCTCATCTACCTCACCATCACCATCACCATCTCTACTAGAATTAGCTTGGATGATAGCTACTTGTAGAGATGTTTCTGCCTTACGTATAGAATCCTCTTCTTTAATACGAAGTGCTTCTTGTTCCATTTGCATGGCTAGTTGTGCCTGAGCCTGTTGTGCCTGCTGTTGTGCAGCCATCATTTCAGCCTTACTATTATCTATTTCCATCAAACGTTTCTTAATCATCGACATGTTTTCACCTGTTATAATCTCAGAAGCCTCTAATAAAGTAGCTCCACTTGACATAGCTGGTTGTAACATTGACCTCAATGATTGAATATTCTGTTCTTCTTTAGTAGCATCAGTTAAGAATATATCATGATCAGCATATATGAAATCATCTGTAATATCTAAAAATATCCTAACGGCATCATTCATTACGTAATGTAACTTTTTAGTTTGTCCACTATTTTCCTGTTGATCACTCCATATACTCTTAGACGCATCTAATAACATCGTAAGTGCATTCTTTTTAACTTGGTTATGCACCCAAAACAAAGGTTCTGTTATATGAGAAGATTGTATTACAGCTCTTTCAACATTACCAACCAATTCATTACTGTGTATAGATCCCTGTCTTTGTTTGGATACACCGGATATCTCACCTATCATATCCTCAATCTTTATCATAAGATTTATATACTCACCCAAAGCATTAGTCATACTTAAATCCTCAGATGACATCTGATTATATGGTGATGGTTTACCACCCTCACGACCTGGAATATCCCATCCCTCATCATATGGATTAATAAAATTAATACCAAGAGCACTTATATAATGCATCCATTGCTCAACAGATATACCCAATCCCTTAGGTATTTGTGTTATATCCATTGTTAATACCTTACCTTTATCCCTCGCTAAAGCTAATTCTAACCGATACCATATTATAATATACATATACTGTAACGGTTTCATTATACTAACAAGTGATTTAGGCCTGCTGTTTATATTACTGTATATGGTACCACAATAAGGTAATTTCCTATTTGATGGATTATCTATAGAAACATGTTGATAATCAACTGGTCCTATACCAAAATAACCATCCTCACCATATCTATATCCTTCCCATATCTCTGGTACCCATTCCCATTTAATCTCCTCACCTGGCCCAGCCTTGTAGGTTTCATCAACCATAGTTTCTTCTGTTTCACCGGTTTCTGGATTAGTAATCATTAAAAACCCAGTTTTTGTATAAGACCTCCATGTAGTATGATATACTGTTAGCATATTACCATCAGCATCGTAATTATTACTACCAAACATCTTGTTAGAAAACTTTTCTTTATACATAACAGAAGGATTATTAACACTATCTGCACCACCAGAAAAGCTAGGTCTACCTTCACTATATGCTAATATATCATCTAAATCAGATTCATCTAATAGATCAAAGAACCTATCATATATAGTAGCAGGACTCATCTCCATTCTTCGTAAGAACCAATCACCATCTTCTATATATTCAAGATCTGGATCTTTATCATAATCACAATTAACTGGATTGACCCTTTCTAAACTAGGCTCCCCATTTATCACACCTACATAATATATCTCTTCACTTGATATAAGAGCATCTTTCCACCCTTTTAAGAACTCATTCTGTAAGTTAAGTTTTTCTTTTAAGTAGTTAAGTGAATGAAATGCAGTCTCTTCTGATATAGTTTTATAGTTGTATTTCATATATTTTTCAATCTCAGGAGGTGTAATTTCCTGACCTTGTTCATCTTGTTGCCCACCACCTACATAAGAACTTATATATTGCATTAAGAGATTCTTTTTCTCCTCTTGTATCTTAGTAACAGCATCATAGTTTGTTTGTACTACCTTTATATTAAAAGGACGTTTGCTTTCTTCCCCAATAAGTAAATCTACTTTAGGTCTAATTATATTAAAGTTCTGCATTTTAGCAGGGAAACCATCCTCAACCTTATATGGATTAGTCACATATTTTAGATCATCTTCATTATATTCACTATTGTAAAGACCGTATGCTGTAAGCATAATACCTTTTCTATCAGTACCACCAACAAAACCACTCCCCTCACGAGCGATTATAGAGTCCACAGACTCGTGTTGCCACTCCTCAGTTTTCTTAGAACGTGCTAATTTTTGTACAGGGAAAGTAGATTTTCGTGTATTCATTTTATAAAAATTTGTTTAAATAATTATTACCGTCCAGCTCGAATAGTCTATCCTTGAATAACGACTTCTTTGCGAACTCTTTTTTTTCTTTTACTTTAATGTGATGTAACTCACGTATATATATTATAACCATCATAAAGGACATACAATTATGGGTTGCTATATTTGATGCTATATAGGAATGATCTTCCTCTACTTCAAAATTATATACCTTTTCATTTCCTTTTTCTACCCCTATTAATTTAATAGGAGTCCAAAACCCCTCTTCTGTTTCATATTGATAGTTTTTTTTAACTAAATTTATATTGTTTACTTCTTGAAATTTCAATGAATGTTTTGCTATTTTATTTATATATTTTCTAGATATCATTAATGAATATTGATCATTATGATTTTCTTTTCTTGCTTTAATATATCTAATAGATGACCATATTCCATTATCTATTAAGATCTGCCTTATTTGTTTAATTAGAATTTCATATATTCCACTAACTTCAATAATCTCTCTTTTATACCCGTCATATTTAGCATTCTTTTTCTGATGACCATCTCCTTCTAAATAACCAACGGCTAACATTAATGTATTGGGAGAATTATACACAGATGCAGATAATTGTTTATTATTAGCTTTTCCACCACTGTCTTCTAAATATCTAGATAATTGTTCAGATCCTTTTGTTACTGATATATAAGTTCCCTTATCTGTTATTTTAGCCCCCTTAAATATATATTGACGTCCATTATATACTTTACCTTCTTGTTCTCCATATATGTTTAAAATTGATTTTAATTTGAGAGCCATCTCCATTTGATCTCCTTGTAAACATATTTTTATTTGATTTCCAGTAACATATCCATCCGATACATACCAACCCAATAAATACATTAGATTATCATCGTGATAATATTTAGTTGGCCAAGATAACTCTTTTCCTAATTTTCTTTTTGGTTGTAATGCAAACTGATATTTATAATTTAAAGCATCCGCATTAACAAATCCAGTATTATCTAAACTTTTAGTCCTATCGTTGTGTTTCTTTTTATCTGTATATGCTATATATAAAGGATGGTTACCAGTTGCCTTTAAAGTTTCATAGTTACCTGTGGTTTTAAACTCCAACACATCTTTATTAGTAACATGTTCATCTAATTTGGTAACTCTCTTAAAATTACCTCTATGAGTTAATACTAAATCCCCCTCTCTAATATCTTCTATTTTTTTAAACCCATCTCTAACTGATATATTAGTTCCTTTAACTAAACATCTATCAAAGTTACCCTTTGAATTATATGCTATCAACTCTTCTAGTAAAGCCTCTGAAAACACCTTAGTCAAATTCCTACGACCTGGTGCATATTCTTCTATTAACCAATCCTTAATAGCACCCTCACCCCAATCTTTGATACCCTGTGTCATATGAATACCTTTACCCCTAGTAACAGTACTATTCTTTACAATATCTTTGATTATATCTGGTTGGTCAGCTAAAAGGTATTCACAATGATGTCTCATCATATAATCAAACAACCCCTTCTTTTCATTTTCATATAATATCTTAGCACTATAATATACTGATAAAAGTCTTACCTTATCATAAAATTGATCTGCCGTTTCAGGTCTACCTGTATATTCTGC